GCGGCATACCTTCGCCGTGATGATGCTTGACCTCGGCACGGACATATACACCGTAAGCAAGCTCCTTGGGCATAGGGAAATCGGAACGACGCAGATTTATGCCAGAGTATTAGACAAGAACAAACAGGCGGCGGTCGCCAAGATACCGAGCATATTAAACGACGGCAAAGAGCCTGACGAAGAATGAAACGGAGCAGGAGGACAAGGCTATTTATCGGCTTTGCCCTCTTCCTTTTTGTCCTTATTGAACGCAAGTATCTCTCCCCTGCCCGTCAGAAGCCAAGTAGAGGAAACGCCGTACTTCTGCACAAGATAGGTTAGCCACGACACCTGAAATATGTCACGCGACATATCCTTTTCGAGCGTGTTCAAATTCCAACGGTTTATCCCGAACTCGTTTGTAAACGTCTGCTTGCCCCGGATAATCTTCATGTTTTTCAAATAGTACAGGGCTTCAAAAAAACGCTTTATCACTTTTTGGCTGTCCTCTGTCTGCATAGTTCCTCCGATTTTTTGTTTGCTTCGGCGAATTTCGCGTTTATCTCACTCTCACGGGTGTTTAGCCGTTCCTGCCATTTGGAAAGCGTGTCGGGGCTGAAAACAGGCTTTTTGCCCGTCGTCAAGGCTTCCTCGAATTGATGAAGTTCCTCCGGCGACATATAAGGTATGTACTTGTCAAGGTCGAGCAGTTCCTGTATATGGTTCATCGTTTCACGCTGGAGGTCGAACATCTTGCCTATCTCCAACATGCTGCCCTGCCCGAACAAAAACCAACGGGCGTTTATCTCCGGCAGCTTTTCAAGTATTGACAACACGGGTTGCAACCCGAAATTTTCACCGTTAAGAAGTTTGGCGAGATACTGCGGTGTCCAGCCCATAAGCTCCGCAAAGGCGGTCTTGCGCCCTCCCGTCTTGTATTTGATTATCTCCTGTAATCTGCTGTTCATATCCGTATCGTTAAATGGTCAGTATTTAGGCACTTTCCTCTCCCATACGCCGCAACCGACTACACGGCAGCGGCAGAGGCGGCATTGCCGTCCAACCGGGCAACCGCTTTTTTGTACTCTTGAATCTGGTCTTTCAGCATGCCGATAAGCTCGTCAATCTGCCTGTCACGGGCGGCAAGGCTCTCGGTCTGTTTCTGTATCACGTTCCAGGCACTCTCCGGGATAGTAACTCCGTTTTCACTGTTCGGGTTATTCTTGAACATCGTTCCCGTTCCCTCTTTTACCCAAACTTCGTTTATATTTTCATCAAACGAGCAAAGGTTTTTCACGAACTTGTCAGACAAAGGCACTTTTCCATTAGTTATCTGTGAAAATGAGGACTTTGTATAACCCATCTTCTCCGACAAATCTCGCTCGTTCTCGGCTACATCTTGGAAGATAAGCCAATTTATTACCTTTTTAATGCGCTGTATATCTGTCATTTCCACTTTTAATTATTGTTAAAATAGCAATTTGATTTCGATTTCTTTTTATGAAAACGAAACTTTGTTTATATTTGCAGCGTGTTACGGTTTTATAACCGCACAAAGTTATGAAATTGTTTCCGAAATCGGAAATAAACCAATAAGTAAAATTGAAAATAAAACCGAAAATGGACAGAATTATCGACAAGCTCAAAAAGCTGCTCGCACTTGCCGAGCGAGGGGAACAGGGTGAAGCGGAAAACGCTCGCCGCCTGTTAGAAGCGGAGCTTCGGAAGCACGGATTGACCTTTGATGACATCCGGGAAGAAAATAAAAGAACGAGAATGTTCAAGTATAACAGCAACGAGGAGCGAACCCTGCTGATACAGGTTCTTGTAAACTACCTCGGAAGCAAAAGCGACGCATTCAACAAATCCACATACAACAAGTACAAAAAGCAGGTTTACATTGACTTGACCGATATGGAATACATCGACATATCGAACATGTACGATTTCTTCAAGGCGCAGTTCAGGAAAGAACGGAAACGCCTCCTGCAAGACATGATTAAGGCGTTTGTTCAAAAACATAGGATTTTCGACAGCACGCCGCAAGAATGTCAGGAAGATGATCGGGAAATAGACTGGGAAGAATTGCAACGCATATTCGCTTTGTCTTCCACTATGGAAGATGTGACATTCAGAAAGCAACTCACTAAATAACAACGATATGGAAGCAAAGGTTTTCAAGACGCAATGCCAAACGGAGCGAGAAGCTCGCGACTTGGCAATCTACAACGAATACAACGACCTGATGTCAGTAAAGGGACAGAGCAAGACGGTCGTTATGGAACATCTGATGAGCAAATACGGAATCCACAGCATCGGCACGATATACGTTATCCGCCGCCGGGTTGAGGAACGCCTTAATGGGCAGGAGGGATAGGTTATGGCAAGCAAGGAGGCGAACAGGCTAAAATACCAATACAACAAGAAATACGTCGAGGCGTATTGGGAACGGAAAGCACAGCAACAGAACGGGGAAACATCTACAAAGAAATCCCGTAAGACGGTGCGTCAAACCACGATAAGCTGCTTTGACGATGACCTGCAGCCCGAGATGGCTGACGTTGAAATCACGGTGTGCCGGAACGGAAAATCGGACGAGCGGTACATCAAGGCTCTCGAACTTGCCAACAAGCGGTTGAACGGAGAGAACAACCGACTGATAAGGCTTATGATAAAGTACAAGAATCTAATCAGACAAATAACGGAACTGTACTATGGAGAAGAGTAAAACACAAAGGAGCAAAGCCGTAAAATGGGCTGTGCTATGGATATTGGGCATTTGGGGTTTCCTTTCGTTTATTGTCCTCGCCGGAGAGGAAGACCCACGTGACCCTATGCCGTTCGGCGAGTTCTTTCTGATTAAGGCTGTTGCGATGGCAAGCCTCCTGATATGCTTCTACGTAGGGAAGCGTCTGCACAGAGCCGGGTATCTACCGGAAGAATTGGACGAGGACGATGAAATCTAAAAACGAAAGGATATGGCAGATACGACATTACAGGATTTGAGCAACAAGCTCGACCACATAGCGGAACTTACCCTGATAGGGTCTAAAACGGTTCTGAATATCGAGGAAGCAGCCCTGTTTACGGGATTAAGTGTCGGACACATCTACCGACTGACAAGTGGAAAGAAGATACCGCACTTCAAAAAGCAGCGGAAACTGTATTTCAAGAAAGCCGAATTGGAGGCGTGGATGCTTGACACGAAAATCCTCACGGACGGAGAGATACAGGGCAAGGCAAGCACTTATGTAGCAACCCACAAATGACAACGGATATGAAACAAGCATCAACACACAACCAGCTCATACGGCAGCGGCTCTTGGAGGGAGGCAGCATAACCGGGCTTGAAGCGTTAAGGGACTTCGGCTGTTATCGCCTTGCGTCAAGAATAAGCGATCTGCGCCGTGAGGGGCTTGACATCGTAAAGACGATGGAAACAGGGATTAACCGGGTGACAGGCAAGCCCGTGACATTTGCCCGGTACTCACTCAACAAGAAACAAATAACGGAACGCCCGAACCAGTCAGAGGGCAAATAAATTCAAATCAAAATGAATAACGAAATCATCGAAGTAAAGCAAGCTGAAATGCTGCAAGCAATTGACCGTGCGGAGGTTGACATTCAGATAGCCACCGCCAAGCAGTACCCTCGTGACCTTGCCGCCTGTCTTAACAAGATAGCGACATACGCCACAATGGATAAAGAGACGGCAGAGGATTGTTTTTATGTCCTCCGGCGAAAGGACGCAAACGGAAACGACAACATCATCGAGGGGCTTTCAGTCCGTATGGCGGAAATCATCGCCGGGGCTTGGGGCAACCTCCGTGTTCAGACACGCATCATCGGCAACGACGGACGTATGATAACGGCACAGGCTATCTGCCACGACCTTGAAACGAACTTTGCCGTGAGCAAGGAAGTGAAACGCCGCATAACCAACAAATACGGCAAGACGTACAGCGAGGACATGCAGGTTGTGACAGGGAACGCCGCAGCCTCTATCGCATTCCGCAACGCTGTTCTGACGGTTATCCCCAAGGCGGTAACGAAGAAAATCATCAACAACGTGAAACAGGTCGCTCTCGGACAGGCTATCGACGTTGAAACAGCCCGTAAGAACTGTTTGGCAAACTTCGCAAAAGCCGGGGTCACGGAAGCCATGATTTGCCAATATCTCGGCATCAAGACCGTTGCGGAGATTGACAAGGAACGCCTCTTTGAACTCCGGGCGACATGGAATGCAATCAAGGAGGGAACGACCACCGTACAGGAAACATTCGTACAGCCAGCCATTGAAGCCAAAGCGCAGGAGGAAGCCGCTAAGAAAGCGACCACAGCGCAGGAAAAGGCGGCAGCAGCTATGGCACAGGCTACGGGCGCAGCTCCGGCTGTTCCGGCAAATGTTGACCCTGAAACGGGCGAAATCAAGGAAGAGAAAAACGACAAGAAATCATCAATCAACAAAAAGTAACAGCATTATGGAAATCAAAATTGAAAACGTAAAGGCTGCGTTTAATACAGCCGACGAGAGCGGAAAGAAACTTCTTCTCGCACTTTTCCCCGAGTTGAGTTCAGAAACGGCACAGAAAGCCGACAATCGCCCCGTAACAGAGCGCATCAAGACGTTTGAAGATGCAATGTTGGAACTCGGAGAGGAACACCCGTTTGTAAAAGAATGGCATTTGGGAGAGAACCTTTCTCCCGAGTTGGAAGCGTATCTGCAACTAAGGGTAATCTGCGCCGCCTTAAACGAGGGTTGGGAGCCAAAGTTTACAGAAGATGAGGTAAGATGGTTTCCTTGGTTTTGGCTCTACACACAGGACGAAATCAACAACATGGACGAACAGGAGAAGCAAGCCCGACACCTCATATCCACAGGCGATTATGAAACAGAATTTGCGGGCTTCGCCTGTGCGTACTCGTATGGCACCCCCTCGAATACGTATACGAGCATCGGCTCTCGCCTTTGCTTGAAAAGCGAAGCGTTAGCGGTCTACTGCGGCAAGCAGTTTATCGACCTTTGGGCTGATTTCAACCTTGTACGCCGCCGATAACCGACTGTATGGTATGACACTCTATCCGGGAAGCGAAAGCCCCGTAAAAACGAATTTTAATCAAAATAACAAAGCGAAATGAATAACGTAATTATCAGACCAAAGAGCCGGGAAGAATGGCTCGAACACCGCAAGAACGGTATAGGAAGCAGCGAAGTTGCCACAATCGTAGGACTGAACCCGTGGGAAACCCCGTATCAACTATGGAGACGCAAGTTAGGGCTTGACCCTGCAAAGGATGAAACCTTTGCGATGAAAGCCGGACACTATCTCGAAGATGCCGTAGCCATGTTTTGGCACGATGAAACGGGACGGGAAATCATCAAGCGTTCAGCCGGGGATTGGATTATAGCCAACAAGGAACGCCCCTATCTCCAAGTAAGCCCCGACCGCACCTATTGGCTTTCAGGTATGACAAAGAACAACTCCAACAAGGGTATATTGGAATGCAAGACCACGCAGATGAAGATTGACGAGGACGACCTGCCGAAGCACTGGTTCTGTCAGGTTCAATACCAACTCGGTGTCGCAGAACTTGAACAGGGAAGCCTCGCTTGGCTATGTTCGGGTCGGGAGTTCGGCTACAAGGACATGGAGTTTGTTCCTGACTTTTACGCATGGCTCGTTGAAGAAGTTGACAGGTTTTGGACGGACAACATCATCGGAAAGCAGGAGCCGTCGGCTCAATCCGTACAGGATGTTCTGCTGAAATATAACAGACACACGGACGGGAAGATTGTAGAGGTGAACGACGACATCTTCGAGGCTTACAAGGACTTGAAAGGGCTTAAAGAGCAGCTCTCGGAGCTTGAAGAAAGGAAAGTCGCCTTGGAGGAGAAAATAAAGGTTGCTTTTGGAGATGCGGAGGCTATCAGCTATGGAGGTCAGACGCTCGCCACATGGAAAGCCCCGAAGCCGAGCAACAAGTTTGACGCAAAGGCTTTTCAGGCTGCGCACCCCGATCTTGCGAGAGAGTTCACGATACCGACACAGGGCGCACGGCGTTTCCTGTTAAAATAACACCTAAAACAAGAAACGATGATAATCATATCAAACAAGCAACGGGATGACATTCTTCGCTACATTGAGCTTATGTGTGAGAATATGAAAGGGACGGACAACAAGACGTACAACACGAAGCGGTTAGCGATGAAACTGCACCGGGTATTGGAAGCGAAACAGCCGTTTTCAAAGGAAGAATTAACTGCTCGGTTAAAAATTCCTATGGATTTGAAGTGATTACAATATAATCGTTTTATATTTGCAATAACCGAAAGATGAACAGTATAAACTACATAGAAAATAAAAGCCTTGTATATGGGTGGAGCAGCCGAAAGGCGTTCCGACGCGAGCTGTTATGCGTGGTTAGCCCTAAGTACGGGGCTTTTCCTTATAACAGCGATATGATAACACTCAGGGAAAACCAAGCCGAACCGATAGAAAAGGCTATACGGTTCTTTCAGGAGGCGAAGCCGAAGCCGAGCCTCATTGTCCTGCCTACGGCTTGGGGCAAATCAATCCTGACCGCATACGTAGCCAAGAACAGCAACGACAAGCTGATAGTCCTCCAACCCTCAAAGGAGTTGTTGGAGCAGAACTATTTGAAGTATTGCACCCTATGCGGAGATTTCGGCTCGAATGCCGGGATTTACAGCGCGAGTTTCGGGCGCAAGGAGATAGCACAAATAACCTACGCCACGATAGGCTCAATAAAAAACCTTGGGGCTGAATTCAAGCGGTACGGCTTCACGAAGATGCTCATCGACGAGGCACACCTTTACCCCCGTGAGGCAGACAGTATGCTCGGACGCTTCCTCAAAGACAGCGGCATAACGCACGTACTCGGAATAACCGCTACGCCTGTAAAGTTGCAGACGAACCGGGACAGGGAGGGCAGCACGTTCTCAAAGCTCGTGATGCTGACCTCCCGGAGCAAGAAAGGTAACTTCTTCAAGGAAATAATCCACGTCGGGCAGGTATCGGAAATGGTAAAGCTCGGATATTGGAGCAAGCTGCTGTACGAGGCTTCGGACTTTGACGACAGCCTGTTGGTATTCAACACCTCAAAATCCGAATACACGGAGGAAAGCGTACAACAGGCATACGAAGCCAACGGCGGCACACAGGCTATCATCGACGCTCTCGACCGTCACCCGGAACGGAAACATATACTCGCCTTTGCTCCCTCCGTACAGGACGCTATCGACCTGTCAAACCAATATGAAAACTCCGCCGTGATATACGGCGACATGGACAAACGGGAACGGGCGGACATCATAGACCGTTTCAGAGCCGGGCAGATACGGGTTATTTTCAACGTTAGGGTGCTTTCTACGGGCTTTGACTACACGGGGATAGATTGCATAGTCCTCGGTATCTCTACCGCCTCCATAGCCCTGTACTATCAGATTATCGGGCGAGCGACCCGTATTGACAAAGACAAGGAGGATGCCCTGATTATTGACCTCGGCGGCAACGTGAGCCGTTTCGGGCGTGTCGAGGATATAAGGTTCGAGCAGGGCAAGATGTGGCGGATGTTCGGAACGGGAGGACGGCTTCTCTCCGGCATACCCATACACGACATAGGGAAGTACACACGAGAGGACACACAGGCTATCGACGCACGGGCTGACGCTCCCATCGAGATAATGCCTTTCGGGAAGTACAAGGGCAACAGGATAGCCGACATACCCCTGCAATACAGGCAGTGGATGATACGGGCTTTCGAGTGGAACGCCCGGAACGAGAAACTGCGGAAATCAATCATAGCAACTTTTAACTGAACGGATTATGGCACGACCTCAAAAAAACAACGCAGAGTATTTCAGCCATGACGCTGACATGCGGAACGACGTAAAGGTCAAAGCCCTGCGCCGCAAGTTCCAGCATACGGGGTATGCCGTGTGGTGCTTTATCCTTGAATCCCTCACGGACGGGGAGTATTTTGAGATAGATTACAACGAATTGAACCGGGAACTGCTCGCAGCGGACTTTGACGTGCCTGTCGAGCTTTTGGAGGAAATCGTGGACTACTGCTGCAAGGTAGGGCTTCTCCAAATGACCGACGACCAACACCTGTACAGCGAGGCTCACCAACGTCGTTTTGCCTCTCTCATGGAGAAACGCAAACGGGACAGGGAACGCCTCGCTCGCCTCATAAACAGGCGACAACAATATAAAAACGGGGATAACGAAGCGGAAACATCAGATAATGATAGTTATCACGGCGATAACCCCCATAGTATAGTAAACAATAATAGAGAAAAAGAGAGTAAACTAAAGGAGAATAGAGAAAAGAAGAATATATCATATCCTTATCAGGATATTGCCGACCTGTGGAACTCTATCTGTGTATCTCTCCCAAAGGTTCAGAAGCTCAACGACAACAGGCGGCAGAAGATAAAATGCCGCTGTGACGAGTGGGGCAAGACTTCCGAAGCGTGGTTGCAGACGGCAGAGGACATCTTCCGGCGCATACAGGCGAGCGACTTCCTCAAAGGCAGTAACAGCCATCAGTGGGTGGCGACGTTCGATTGGCTGTTCAGCAACAGCGGAAACAGCATCAAGGTCATGGAGGGCAACTATGACAACAAACGGGGAACGGCGCAGACACAGGCTGATGACAGCCGGGCGAAACTCGGTGTCGGCGAATACATCGACAAAGAGACAGGACGGCGCACATACGGTTCGGGAAAGGCTACCATACCGCAGGACGCACCGCCAAGACCGAGCGACAAGCACGCTTGGGATAGTGCAACGGCTAAATGGGTTCTGTTATGATGAATTGGGAGAAATACGGGATAAAGATACCCTACGGGCGTACATCAGGCAACGTGAAGGTGCATTGTCCGCAATGCCGTGACCAACGCCACGACAAGCGTGACAAGAGCCTTTCCGTTGACCTGTCGACGGGTATGTTCAAATGTCACTACTGCGGTTTCAGCGGTTGCGCAAAAGAGCCGGACGAACAGGAGAAGCGCAGGTGGATGGAACGCCAGCCGTGGTTTAACAACGCACCCATACGGCGGCAGAAGCCCGTGTACAAGAAACCTACGCACACAGGCAACGCAACGCTGTCCGACAAGGCTCTCGCATGGTTCGCCGGGCGAGGGATAAGCCGGGCTACGGTCGAAGCGATGAAAATCACGGAGGGCAGCGAGTGGATGCCACAGAAGAACGGACAGGCGAACACGGTGCAGTTCAACTACTACCACAACGGGGAACTCGTGAACACGAAATACCGAACGGGCGACAAGTGTTTCAAGCTCGTGTCGGGGGCGGAACTCCTGCCGTACAACATCGACGCTATCAAAGGCTGCAAGGAGTGCATCATCACGGAGGGCGAAATGGATGCCCTGTCGTTCTATGAGTGCGGACGACACGACGTTGTAAGCGTACCCAACGGGGCAAACGCCAACCTCGACTACCTTGACGACTACATAGAGGACTATTTCGACGACAAGGACACGATTTTCATAGCCTCCGACACCGACACAAAGGGCGTTATGCTCCGGGACGAGCTGATACGCCGTTTCGGAGCGGAACGCTGCCGAGTTCTTGAATACGGGGAGGGTTGCAAGGATGCCAACGAACACCTGATGAAGTTTGGACGGAACAGCCTGTTGCAATGCCTCGCCAACGCACCCGAAATAAAGATAGAGGGCATCTTCACTGTGTCGGACTTTGAGCAGTCTCTTGACGCTCTGTTTGAGTACGGAATGCAGAAAGGCGTGACGATAGGACACGATAATTTCGACCGCCTGTTATCCTTTGAAACGAAACGCCTCTGCGTGGTAACAGGCATACCGGGCAGCGGAAAGTCGGAGTTCATCGACGAGATAGCCGAACGGCTGAATATGCGCTATGGGTGGCGTTTCGCTTATTTCAGCCCGGAAAACGCTCCGCTCGCCTATCACGCCTCGAAGCTGATAGAGAAGTTCACAGGCAAGAAGTTCGACAAGCAACACCTCACGTTCGGCGAATATAAGCAGGTCAAGGAACACCTCGAAACGGACTTCTTCTTTATCGCTCCACACAACGATTACAGGCTTGACACGATACTCGAACGGGCGAAGTTCCTCGTCCGGCGGCGTGGCATAAAGGCTCTTGTAATTGACCCGTACAACAGACTTGAAGATGAGAGCGAGGGTCAGAACGAAACGAAGTACATATCCCGGCTGCTCGACAAGCTGACAAACTTCGCGCAGTTGAACGACGTGCTGATAATCCTTATGGCGCACCCGACGAAGATGCCCAAGAACAAGGACGGAGTAATCGAAGCACCGACGCTGTACGACATCAGCGGCTCGGCGAATTTCAACAACAAGGCAGACTTCGGTATCGTGGTACACCGCAACCGAATTGAAAACACGGTGGAAGTACACGTGCAAAAGGTGAAGTTCAGACACCTCGGAGAGTGCGGAACGGCACTGTTCAAATACAACCTGAACAACGGGCGGTACACGCCATATACCAACGGGCAAGAGCCTGTTTGGGACAATAGCAACCATTTGATTGAAGAAGAAAAACGACGGCTACAGGACGCAGCGGAAGCGGCACAGTTCGATTGGGACAGTTACGACGATCTGCCGATGCCCACCGATGAGGAATGTCCGTTTTAACCATATAACAGAAAAATGAATATGAAAACTTATGTATTGACACTTTCAAAGGTTTTTCCAAAAACCCACAAACGGGCAGGAGAACCGACAGACTTTGAGCTTCTGTTCAAAGACAACAACTATTTTGATAAGATACACACAATCAGAGCGAATTATTCGCTTTGGGAACAGCGTATTTCAGAAATTCAGTCAGGACGGGCTGTCTTATCCGTCAGACAATGGACGGGCAAGCCATACCGAAGCAAACAGGTTGAAATCGGGAAACTGACAGCCAAAGACGGGGTCGGCGTACAAATGCTGAAAATGATTGACCTATTCAGACCTGCTATCATAAACGGACACAAGGTTGAATTGCCTGTTTTAGCGGCGAATGACGGGTTATCGTTTAATGACTGGTATGAATGGTTTAAGGGGTATGACCTCAAAAAGCCTTTGGCGATTATTCACTTTTCAGAATTCAGGTATTGATTATGGCAAGATTGAACATTGAAAGACAGCAACGCCTCGAACCTACCCGTATAGAGTATGCGGTTAAGCGTATCGAGGAATTGGGCTATGAGGTTATCCACAAGGATAGCCAAATGATTAAGTTCATCCACAAGGAACACCCGGTGTTCTTTTATCCGTACAGCGGATGGGCAACGGGGAAAACAATACAGGACGGACGGGGATTGCAGAAACTTCTAAAACAGTTACGACATGGGTAAATGGGGAACTGACAACCAAATCTGCGTGAAGATAACCATTCGCAAGGGCTGTAACGATTGGGAGGTTATCTATTACCGAAACAAGCTGCCGATGTGGATTGTCGAACAATGGCGGTGGTATTTTGACTACCTCGCAGCTCTCGTCAAGGTCAACAATCCACGCCTGAAAGTCGAAATGACAACCTGTGCGCAGACCTTGAAACAGGGGCAGGAGTACATCGAGGAAAAAAGCAAAACGCTGCTCCGGGCAAAGGAGTCGAAACCGAAAAGGCTTAAAAATACGCCCGTACAGGACGATTTGTTCAACTATGCAAGCAAGGAACAAGACAGGAAAATTCAAGCCGTACAGGGCGAAATAGACGCGCTTAATCGGGGCGAGTTTAACTACTACGTTCCACCGACATACATCAACAGCATTAAGAAATGGATAAAACGATAATGCATGAAATGCCACTACATCTACACGGAACAGGGCGAAAAGGTATTGATACCCGGCTGCATGGCTGTCGCCGTTTCAGGCGATATGCAGGATTGCACCTGCCGGAACGATATTTCCTTTCCGCAGTTTGAGCGTGAACAATATAACAAGACGGTAAAGGCTTTGCGCCAAGAGATTAAAGACCTCGAAAGCGAAAATGCCTACCTAAATCGGATTATTAGAAAACTTACAAGACATAAAGAAAAATGAACAGAGAAATAAAATTCAGGGGCAAAAGCCTACACACAGGAGAATGGCATTATGGAAACCTCATGCAGGTTGGCGATGCCTGTTATATCCACGAACCGGGAACAGCAGGATTTTTCACAGACCCCGAAACGGTCGGTCAGTTTACAGAACTGTATGATTGCAAAGGCAATGGGATTTACGACGGAGATATTCTTGGGACTAAAGGTAAGGTTATCGGTTGGGTAAAAGGCGGTGTTCGAGGTTATTGTTACGATGTTGTCTATATCAATAATCCGGCAGGAGAAAGCAGATGGACGCTATATAGCACTGTTAAAGACGACTATCCCGAACAAATAGAAGTTATCGGCAACATATACGATAACTCCGAATTATTGAAAGGAGGCAATTATGGAACGCAAGATAAGCATTGAGGAAGTCCGCAGCTTCCTTGCCGCCGCCAACAAGCAGTTTGAACAGGGCGGCATACTCATCGGGCGCATCCGCTTCCACCGCTCGGAAACCGGGACGGTCGAGGATATTTTCATTGACTACGAGGAACGGGACAACCAAATAGGAGGACAGGGAGATGAATAATAGCGGATTAAACAGCAAGTTCAAACAGGCTTCCGAAAGGCTGAAACAAGCCGTAAAAGAATGTTTGGAGGCAATAGCCCGAATGCAAAAGGACATGGCGGAGGACTTTGAGATAACAAACGTGGTGGAACGTCTTAAAGAGTTTATGGTACACCCGGCTAAGGGGAAACGGCGCACGTACCCACCCTACCGGGAGAGGCTTCACGCACGGGAAACCTGCACCCGGAAACCCTATTGGCACCGGACACGGAGTAACCCGAAAAGGAGGCGGAAACCCCATTGACAGGGCGGTAAACCGTTGAACGCAAATGTTCCGAACTTTTATTAACAAACCGTATTTTCAACCGATTAAAGCGACAAAAAATGGCAAATTACAGCATCAAGGCAGACCTCCTGAAAGTTAAGGGGGCGTTTGTGAAAGACCTGAAAGGGCGGACGGGCGCAGTGAAACGCTGCCTTATTATCCCGATAGAGGACAGCGGAATGTTCCTCGGCGAAAAGGGCTGTTATCTGAATATGACGGCTATCGAAATGAGGGAAGCCCGGTACAACGACACACACTGCGTCAAGGTGTCGCTCCCGAAAGAACAGTACGACGCGATGACCGAGGAAGAGCGCAACAGTACACCCATCCTCGGAGGTATGCACGAGATTAAGGCAAGCCCGAAACCCATAGACACCTCGGCGGTGGTTGTGGACGATGACGACCTGCCGTTTTAGAGTATCAACCGGGAGCGCACAAGAGGGCAGTTCGGGGAGCAATCCCCGTTCTGTCGTCTTGGCGTTGAATGCGCCCCAAATTCAAACTTTCTTACAATGAACAGGCAACCTAACACGAAAACAAAGAAAAGCCGACAGACGGCGAATTCGTATCAAATAAGGGACGTATTTACCACAATATGCCGGACTGACTTAAAGGTGGAGTGCGTCAAGGAGTACAAGTTCCACCCTACCCGGCGTTGGAGGTTTGATTACGCCATCCCGGAGCATAAGATAGCGTTAGAGGTTGAGGGCGGAGTATGGACGGGCGGACGGCACACCTCCCCGAAAGGCTTCCTTGGTGACATCGAGAAGTACAACACCGCCACGCTCATGGGCTGGAGGGTGTTCAGGACAACGCCTGACGAACTTTACAAGTTATCGACCATAAATCTCATAAAAGCTGCGATTTTAGGGCTAAATAACCCTGAAAAAGCCCCTTTTTTGCCTTAATGTGATTATATTATAATCATTTTGGCTACTTTTGTGCAATTAACAATCAAACAGTAACGACCATGATTAAATTTTCAGAGTACGTATCACTCGGACATCCTGACAAGGTGGCGGATTACATTTCGCAGTACCTGTTAGACCGATACATCGAACACGACCCACAAACAAGGTATGCGGTCGAGGTTCAAATCAAAGGGCATCAAGTAACACTTGGCGGAGAAGTATCGAGCAAACACCATTTCTCTTCACAGGATATTGCAGGCTTCGTCCGTGAAGCCGTGAACGAAATCGGGTACACACGTAGGTATCAGCAGAAATGGGGCGCAGAGAACGCCATCTGCGGAGATATGCTCAATGTTTCAACGCTTATCAGCCAACAGTCGCCCGACATCGCACAAGGGCTTCCGGGTTGGGGTGACCAAGGCATCTTCTTCGGGTACGCCTCCCCCGACCGTTCCACATGCCGTATGCCATACGAGCATACCATAGCCAAGCGCATCTGCAAGCACCTGTTCGATTCGGGCATCGGAGGACTTGATATCAAAGCGCAGGTCATTACCGACGACGGGAAGATAAAGAAACTTATTGTCGCTATCCCGTTGTTGGATGGTACAGACGAGAAGCCTGTGCGAGACTACATGCTTGGGGTAGCCCATGCCGGGGGAATAGCCAGTGACGGATGTGAAATCATCATCAACGGGACAGGGAGGTACGTGCAGCACAGCCCGATAGCGGACTGTGGAACGACAGGGCGTAAGCTCGCAGTTGATTTCTACGGAGGTGCCTGCCGTATCGGTGGCGGTTCGCCATGGACCAAAGACGGAAGCAAGGCTGACCTCACGCTGAACCTTTACGCCCGGAAGCTGGCAAGGCAGTATGCAGAAGAATACGGATGCGACGTGTACACCTCCCTCGCCTGTTGCATAGGAAAGCAGGAAGTAGATATTTCCGTTTGCGACGCTGTCGGCAATGTCTTGTGCGAGGGCACACAGACTATCGACCCGACAGAGCTGCGCCGGGCATTCAAGATCGACACGCCCATTTACGCCTCTATGTGCCGTTGGGGACTGTTCGGGGAATTTCAGAACGATAAACCTTGGGAATTATGAAAACAGAACTGGTAAACCTGTCGCAGATAGAACTGAACGCTGCGAACCCTCGAATTATCAAGAACGACAAATTCGAGAAACTGATAAACTCCCTGCTCGCCCTCCCGAAGATGCTCGACCTCCGACCTATCGTCGTGGATAACACGATGGTTGCCCTCGGAGGCAATATGCGTTACCGGGCTTTGTCTGCCATAGCCGACATGTCGGAGGACGAATTGAAAGACCGTTTGTCCGGCATACGCGACTTTCAGAAAAAGACACAGGCGGAACAGGATAACCTCGTTGAGTATTGGTTGCGGTGGAAAGACAAGCCGACAGCACCCGTTATCAAGGCTTCGGAGCTGACCGACGCTGAACAGCGGGAGTTCATCATTAAAGACAATGTCGGTTTCGGAGAGTGGGATATGGATGCCCTCGCCAACGAGTGGGACAGCGACGACCTCATTGATTGGGGTGTGGATGTATGGCAGGAGGACGCTACAGGGGAAAGTTCCGGCAGCGGAGGTATGCAGGGAGGAAGCGAAGCGAAAACCACCCTTAACGACCGCTTTGTCGTTCCTCCGTTCTCTATCCTTGACACCCGGAAAGGCTATTGGCAGAAGCGCAAAAAGATGTGGCGTGAGCTGATAGGTGATTTTGGAGAAAGCCGGAACGACACACTGATACAGTCTCCCGAAATCAAGTACAAAGACTTGTATCAGAAAACCCGTCAGCACAGGGAGGAACTCGGTCTGTCGTTCAAGGAATACCTCGACAAGTACGTGCCGGAGGAAGTGAAAGAACGGGAAGCGAAGAAAATCCTTTCGCAGGGCGTGTCGCTGCTTGACCCTGTCATGGCAGAGGTGGTATGCCGTTGGTTCGGTTTGGATAACTGCAAGACATTTGACTGCTTCGCCGGGGATAGCGTGTTCGGATATGTGTCGGCTCATCTTGGGAATGAGTTTGTAGGAATAGAACTACGCCCGGAACAAGCACAACTCAACAACGAGCGTGTAGCGGAAATGAGCGCACGGTATATCTGCGACGACGGTCAGAATGTGGCGAACCACATTGCCGCAAACAGCCAAGACTTGCTTTTCAGTTGCCCTCCGTACTTTGACCTTGAGGTGTACAGCGACCTCCCCAACGACGCAAGCAACCAAGGCAGCTATGAAGACTTTATCGGCATACTCCGAAACGCTTTCACTGGGGCGATAGGCTGCTTGAAAGACAACCGTTTCGCCGTTATTGTAGTCGGGGATGTAAGGGATAAGAAAACAGGCTTTTATTACGATTTCTGCGGTGACATCAAGCGTATTTTCAAAGACAACGGACTGAACCTGTATAATGAAATCATACTGATAGAAACGGGTGCATCGACAGCGTTAAGGGCTGGTCGGTATATGGAAAGCCGAAAGATAGCCAAAATGCATCAGAATATCCTCGTGTTCTACAAGGGGAAAACAAAGGAAATCAAAAACAACTTCAAAAAGATAGAGTATGCAAGCGAAGATTTGGAACTTTTCAGAGTGGATTCAGGAAACGAACCCACAGAAGATACGGCAAATGTTTGATGAAGCACTCCGCAAGTCCGGCTTCAATATCCTGTGCTTTACAGACCACCACTTTACGCCACAAGGCTATACAGGACTATGGCTGCTTACAGAGAGCCATTTTGCCGTACATACGTTCCCGGAGTTCGGGCGAACGTATATTGAGTTGTCGAGTTGCAACCTCGAATTTTATCAGGAATTTCTAAAACTGACAAAGGAGATTTGATATGAGTAAACCACAAGACAAGAAACGGCAACAGGTAAAGCTCGCCCGTCTTGAAATCGTGACGACGCTCTACAAACGGGGCTACAGCATCCGAAAGATACAGTCCGAAGTGATGAAGCGGCTCGACTTGAAAACCTACTCAATAGCGACCTGCCACAGCGACATTCAAAGTTTGCTCGAAGAATGGCGCGAGAACCGTATCGAGGATATGGACGCAGCCCTGCAGCTTGAATTGGAACGCATTGACGACACCGTCCGGGAACTGTGGGAACAGTGGGAGAAGTCAAAGACGGACTACACGAAAACAGCCCGGAAGCAGAAAGGCTCTCCTGCCCGTGACAACGAAACAGGGCAGACCTCCATACGCACCTATCAGACAGAGCGGACGGAAACGGAGGTAATCAGGCTTGGCGACCCTTCCTACATATCCGAAATCCGTATGCAACTCGCAGAACGGCGCAAGCTGCTCGGCTTGTATGCCCCGGAGAAAAAGGACATACAGGGCGGTATGTCGTTCGCCTCGTTCCTTATCGAGAGCGGGATGTTGGATGAAGCGGAACAACAAGGCGGCGAATGAGGCTATTTTCAGCCCCGTAGACGCTTTGTTTTGCTTCCGACGGGTAAGTTATCATATCACGAAAGAAAAGGCGGCAGAAGCCAAATAAACGGGCAAAAATCAAGCAATGAAGAAACGGAAAGACATCATACGGCAAAAAGGTCTTGGTCTGATAGACGCTTGGCGTGCGGATTGGAACAAGTTCGTGCATGAAGCCTTTGGCGTGTACCTCGACCCGGAACAGCAGGCTATCCTGTCAAGCGTACAGCACAACAGGCGTACCTCTGTGGCTTCCGGGACGGCACGTGGAAAGGATTTTGTCGCAGCCTGTGCCGCCATGTCGTTCCTGTATCTGACACCCCGTTGGCGACGGAACGCGAACGGAGAAGTGGAGCTTGCCGAGAACACGAAAGTGGCTTTGACCGGACCGACTGACCGTCAGGTAAAGAACATTATGATGCCTGAAATCAGCCGCCTCTACAACCGGGCGAAAGCGAGGGGCATACTACTGCCGGGGCGTTTGACGACCGCTGACATAAGGACGGACTATGCCGAATGGTTCTTGACAGGCTTCAAAGCCGACGAGCATAACCACGAGGCTTGGTCGGGCTTCCACGCCGTACACACGATGTTCGTCGTTACCGAGGCAACAGGTATAGGCGACGACACCTTTGCCGCCATAGAGGGAAACTTGCAAGGCGACAGCCGCATATTGCTCGTGTTCAACCCCAACACCACGATAGGCTATGCCGCAAAGAGCCAAAAGGGCGACCGCTGGACACGGTTCAGCCTTAACAACCTAACAGCACCCAACGTGGTGGAGAAACGGATAATCATACCGGGTCAGGTCGATTATGAGTGGGTCGTGGATAAGGTCGAAAACTGGTGTACGCCCATAGACAAGAGCGAAGTCCTCGTTGAAATGGACGACTTCGAGTTTGAGGGTCGGTGGTATCGCCCGGAGGACTACTTCCGCAAGAAAGTCCTCGGCAAGTTCCCGAAAGTCGCCGACGACGTGCTTATCCCGGAGCAGTGGCTTGAATTGGCGCACGAGCGTTGGAAACAGGCTAACGGACGTGAACCGCTCGGCAACGACACCCGTATGCTCGGCGTTGACGTGGCTGGTATGGGACGCGATAACACTTGCTTCTGCGAGCGCAAGGGTGCGTGGGTGGCACCGTTCCAAACCCATAACAGCGGCGGAGCGGCAGACCACATGGGCATAGCCGGGAAGATAGCGGCGTACCGCCGTCGGCAGATTGAGGCGTATGTAAGCATTGACACCATCGGCGAGGGCGCAGGGGTTTACAGCCGCTGCATTGAGCTTGACAAGGCGCAATTCATCATAAGCTGCAAGTACAGCGAAGCTGCCAAAGCCCGTAGCGGTCGTGACCTGACGGATATTACAGGGCAGTACAAGTTCCTGAATATGCGAGCCTACCTGTTTTGGTGCATCCGGGACTGGCTCAACCCACGAAACAACACGGGTGCGATGCTTCCGCCTGACGCACAGTTTGACGAGGAAGCAACCTCTATACGCTTTGACTTCAAGTCCAACGGCAGCATATTCATCGAACCGAAAGAGGACATCAAACAGCGCATCGGGCGAAGCCCCGACAAGTTCGACGCGCTCGCCAACACGTTCTATCCAATACGAAACAGGCAACCGATAGACCTTGACAGGCTGTCGAAGATAATACGAAGATAATCAATCATCAATAAAAACGGAATAGCTATGACAATCGAAGAAATCTTGAACTCCGAGAACTCGGCTGAAAGTAAAATAGCAGCCTTAAAAGAAAAGACGATCGTCGTCCCGGTGTGGTCGGGGCGGTTCGGTTTGGTGCAACAGTTCGACCCTACCAAGCACCCGGTAATGAACAAACAGAAATACCCGGACATCGTGACCGACGAGGGAATAGAGTACGTTACCCGTGTTACGTGCGACCTGCAAAGGCTTGCCACAAAGCGCATGACAGAGCTTGTAACGGGCATCCCTCCCAAAAGGGTTTACACGCCGGTCAACGACAGACAGAAACAGATTGCCGCATACATTGAGAGCATATACGACCGCAACCGCATTAACAGCGTGAACAACGAACGGCTCAATATGCTGTTTGCCGGGTGCGAAGTCTTTACGCTCTGGTATGCCATTGAGGAACGGAACACGCTGTACGGCTTTTCGTCGCCGCTGAAGCTCCGATGCCGTAACTTCTCCCCTATGCTCGGCGACGAACTTTATCCCCTGTTCGACGAATACGGCGACATGATAGCCATGTCCGTAGGCTACACACGGAAGAAAGGCAGGAAGTACGTGCAATACTTCGACACCTATACAGCCGACAAGCACATCAAGTGGAGCAACGAGAACGGAGGCTGGGCAGAAGTCGAGAACGAGAACATCACACTCGGCAAAATCCCCGGCGTGTATGCGTGGCGACCGACCCCGATATGGGAGGACACCTCAAAGACGGTTTATGAAATCGAATGGGCATTGAGCCGGAACGGGAACTACCTGCGTCAGAACTCCAAGCCTATCTTCATCGTGTTTGCGGACGAAGCCATCAGCTACGGGGACGAGAAAAGCCCTAATAGGGAGTTCCGTTCCGTGATGCAATATCCACAGAACGGCAGGGCTGAATATGTGACATGGGCGCAGGCTGTCGAAAACCTGAAATTCTATGTCGAACAGCTCCGCGACCTTTTCTTCACGCAGTTGCAGCTACCGGATTGGAGCTATGGGAAGATGTCGCAGCAAGCCCTGTCGGGCGAGAGCCGCAAGCAGATGTTCATCGACGCACAGTTGAAAGTCAAGGACGAGAGCGGTCGACTGATTGAGTTCTTTGACCGTGAGATGAATGTCGTTAAAGCGTTTGCCAAGATAATGCTCGGCGAGAGTTATGCCGCCGACATTGACGCTCTGAAAGTCGAAACCCTGATAACGCCTTTCGCCATAACGGACGAAAAGGACACGATAAACAACCTCATGGCGGCGAACGGCGGCAAAGCTCTCATGTCACAGCGTGAGTCTATCGAAATGTACGGGCATAGCGACGATGTTGACAAGACCCTGCGTGAGATTGCAGAGGAAGATAAAATAGACGCATTTGAAATGACAGAATAACGGCTATGGCAAGGAAAATGACTACACAACGGGGCAAACAGCCGGAGAAGCCCAAATATCAGTGCCGCCACTGCAAGCACAGCTACGATTGGTGCAGCAAGGCTCTTGACGGGCATTTCATCCTGTGCCGCTGCCCGTTCTACAAGGAGGGCAAATACTGCCGCTTCCTGTCTGACCCACAGTGCGAACACTTCTTGAAACGGGAGGACGCAGACAATGGCAACGAATAAGTACGACCGTCGGCACCAAAGCAACCTGTCGGCATACGAACGAGAGATAGACAGGCTCTATCGCCAAGTCATTACACAGGCTGTGGCGATAGGCTTGTCTTTGCCCGATTTCAAGCCCGACACGCTGTTTTCTTTCGACGACTACCCTGCAATAAGGAAACGGGTCGAAAAGCTGTTACAGAAGCTCCAAGACGGCTTGTCGTCGATTATTCTTAACGGCATAAAGTCCGAATGGACGCTCGCCAACAACAAGAACAGCGAACTCGCCCGGCAGGTGTTCGGGGATAACGTCGGCAAGCTGTCACAGGCGCAGTACCGCCGTTATTTCAGCACGAACGACAGCGCACGGGAGGCTTTCGAGAAGCGCAAGGTCAACGGGCTGAACCTCTCCGACAGGGTGTGGCGGTACACCGAGCAGTTCAAGGCTGAAATCGAACTCGGCTTGGATGTCGGCATACGTAACGGGCTGTCGGCGGACGATATGTCACAGGAACTCCGGCAATACCTGAAATATCCCGACAAACTCTTCCGGCGTGTCAGGGACGAACACGGGGAGCTGCAGCTGTCGAAACGTGCGGCGGCGTTCCACCCCGGACAGGGCGTGTACAGAAGCTCGTACAAGAACGCCCGGAGGCTCGCCGCCACGGAAACCAACATCGCCTATATGACAGCCGACTATGAGCGTTGGCAGCAGCTTGACTTCGTTGTCGGCATTGAAATCAAACTGTCGAACAACCACACGCTCAACGGCGTGCCTTTTACCGACATCTGCGACAAGTTGAAAGGGCGTTACCCAAAGGACTTCAAGTTTACAGGCTGGCACCCGCACTGCCGCTGCCGGGCTGTGACGATACTGAAAACGGACGAGGAAATAGCCGAGGACACACGGCGCATATTGGACGGAGAGCCGCTCGACGGCAAGAGCGTGAACCGTGTCGAAGATGTGCCGGGCGGTTTCAAGCAATGGCTCAAAGACAACGAGGATCGTGCGAAGCGCAGCTATTCCGTGCCGTACTTCATCAAGGACAACCCGAAATACCTGCCCAAAGGCTACGCAAAGCTATATGCGATGAGAATGCCATACGACACCCACGAGGAATATGCGGAGGCTTTGGCATACAACAAGAAGCACGCCGGGTTCTCTGCCGCCATAGCGCAGAACAACCGGGAATTGGCTTCGGTGCTGCCTGTCCTGCAAGGCAAGATAATGAACTTCACGGAAGCCGACGGCAGCAAGTGCAACCCGAATTATTCGCTCGCTGATGCAGAGGCTTTAGGCTACCACCACAACTGCCAAACCTGCACCATGACCTACGAGCTTCGCCGCCGGGGGTTCGACCTGCAAGCAACGCCAAACCCAGTATTGAAAGGTTACAAGAAATATCGGAGTTTCAGACGATTCTGCGTGAGCAAAAAAGTGAATTGGACAGACCGCTTCCTGACAGCGGACGGCAAGAGGGCTGACTATGAATTGTCGGCAGGGATAAAGGACACCGGGTTTGCCAAACTGAAATTCATCGAGGATAAGACAGCCGCACAAGGTCGTTACGAGATTTACTGCGCATGGAAAAAGGGCGACGCCCATGTTTTTATCCTCGAACGACAAAAAGACGGCAACCTGTTATGGTTTGACCCACAATCAGGTCGCCGTGGAGGTGCGATGGATTTCTATGATGACATCAACGAAATGAAACACAACATTATCGGCATTTTGCGCATTGACGACAAGTTGATAAACCCCGTATTTTCAAGTCGTTTTAAGAAGTCCGTAGATTGAAGCGAAGTCGTCGAAAGGCTTTATCACGCCGTCTTTCAGCGAAACCAACACGGGAGCGTCGGGTGGGCATGGAAACCAACGCTCCCTACTCTCCACGCCCAAGCTGTATATCGCACGACCGTCAACATCGCACAGGTATGCAGCCATTCTGTCAAGACCCTGCCTTTCGGCTTCGTCCAAAACTATTTTCGGTATCTTTTTCATATCGCCTACAAACTTAGTTATTTTCCTCAAATTCGCCGTATTTCGGCTTTACTTTTCGCAATCGTGTAACTTATTGTCCGTCGGATTATCGCCCGTTGTCGGGGCTTTGCTTTGTTTCTTCCGGCGGATATGTTCGACGGTTATCGTACACTTGCGCCCCCTGTATGGAACGCCGTCCGATACTCCGATGTTCCACAGCCGGGAGACCTTGCACCCGACCTGTTCCGGCGTGAACTGTTCATAGATGGCGGCAAGGCTCGAAAAGTTGAACGCCGTCCGGTCGTCGCCCTCTATGGGAGGCTCTTTGAACTCGACCCGGTAAAACCAATCCTTGCAGCCCATCAGTCGCCTCCCTCCTGTTTTCGGTTGATAACTGTTTCGCCCTTGATTGAGAAATCCCAATCCTGTATGCGTTCCTCCTCTGTCGGCTGAACCTCGACCTTGCCGAGTTGCCCGGCGATACCTTTCTCCGCTATCGCCTCTGCCTCCTGTCGGCTGTGCGCCGCCACTATGACCTGCCCGTTGAACACGAGCCTCGCTCTGATTTTGTACTGTTTCTTTGCCATTGTCTTTTCTGTTTTTCGCCCCCACACGTATGTCAGGCGTTATTTCCCGTCCAAAGATTGGAGGCGTGGTCGCCTGACCCGTAAGGGTCTTTTTTTAGACTACGTTAGTAGTCTTTTTTTCTATAATCCTGATATAGGATTATCTCTATTTTACTGTACTCTATTTTCTTTTACTATACTATGTGTACTTTCGCCGTGAAAACGCCTTAATTTTGGGGTTATACGTGCGACAACACGGTTTCTGAATAATTATCGCTAACGATAACCACATTAGAGTATGATTATCGTAAGCGATAACGTATTTTAGGGTGGTCTGACTTTTGCCAACTTTTTGCCCTGTTTTTGGTAGATTTCCCCTGATTTCATATAAAAACAGCATCTAAAAAAATCATATCGCAGCGATAACTGAATTATCGTCAGCGATAACTACTTGAAAATACTCTCAATCGGATAACAGGCGTTCTTGCGCTTGATTGTCCGGGCTACATCTTCGCCCCACACAGTGGCGATAATGCGTATGGCGTTCAAATCTCCGTCCCAATCCAAGCAGCACTCGTGATTGTTGTACTCATACACGTAAACCTCCTGTGGGTTGCACTCGGAGCGGATTTTATCGTTTATGCTGTCGTAGAACTCAAACAGGCGTTTCGCCCCGTCCTTTGTTCCGTAACCTCCTGCGCCGATTGAAACGAGCTTCTCGCCCTCCTGTAACGGGCGTATGGTTTTCAGCCCCTCGGAAAACTGCTTGTCGGAGAAAGCGAAGAAGCAATCATATTTAGACACATCGACCTTGCAACGCTCGTCGCAAAGTTCCTTGTATCGTTTCAGCGTGTGGGCGTGTTGGTATTCAAGTACGCCGTAATTGTTTTGGTTCTCTTCAAATTCAAATTCCTGTGCCATAGTCTTATTGGTGATTAAAGCCCGGCAGAGCCTGTTTTTCGGTTGTCTGCCGGGCGGTTGTTATGTTATGCGGTTACTTTTACACGGTTAAGGAGTTGCCCCGACAATTCGTGTAATTCACGGCTTCTTTCAGGCGAAAGCTCACGTGCGTGTGCCGTGATAGCCTGTGTCAGCTTCCAAAGGGTCGCCCCTCCCTGTACGCCGTCCTCCGGGTCGTTGCGCATGAGGATTTTTTCAACCTCCTTACCCTCCTGTTTGAGCAGCCCTCCGTCTCGTGTCAGGCGTTTCAGCTCGTGTTCAAAGTCAACCTCCATTTCGCTTGCGCCCTGTATCTCGATGGCTTTCTTCATGAGGTTGTCCTTGCTGAAAAGTCCCTTTGTCAAGTCGCGAACCGCCGAAACGGTTGTCTTGGTGTCAAGCTCGTAGGTCTGTTGCGACAGTTGCAGGTTGTCCGGGAGCTTCGAGCCGAGGTGTACCTGCTTCATCACGCTCTCCCGAACCATACCGTTAAGGCAAGCCCCGTTCAAGAGGAAAGCCCTCATGTCAACGGCACCGTCGCCATAGTCCGATGTGCTGAACCTTGCCCCGGCGAAGATAACCACGTCGCCGTTCTTCGCTGTCGGAACTGTCAGCGGCGTCGGGAGTATCGTTTCAGCCCAAATTTTGGTGTCGTTCATATAGGCATCCGATATAACCGCTCCCTGCTGCGCCGCTTCCTGAACGAAAGCCGTCAGGATTTCAACACTGTTCAAACGTCGGTAGCTGTCGCTCAACACGCCCCTTACTTGTGTACCGACCGTCCTCACGAGAACCCGGCTGCGCTGCGTCCATCCGCTATGCTCGTTGAGAAGCGTTGCCGCAAGCTGTTTCGCCCAAGGCTCTCCCGAAGCAAGCCCACGCAGGTATCTCTGCGGTATGCCCATACGGTCGGCGAGCTGTCCGATGGCGTTGTCATGGAGGGAGAATTGTCCGTCCGGCATATCCATGCGGAGAGAACCGTTTGCGCTGAAAGTTATTACCGGGCTGTGGTCGTTGATTTTCAGGTTTACGCCTATCGGGGCGATGTAGTCCTGTGCAATCTTGCCCTCGCTTATCAGGCGATCCATTGTTTCACGTACTCCGACGGCTTTCCCGTCAATCATTCTCTGAACTTTGTTCATTACCACTTCGTTCAAACCTTGCTGCAATTCGGTTGTCTGTGTCATAATACTTTAATTTTTAGATGGTTATTAAAATCTTATTGAGTTATTCAAAAATTCGACTGCCTCTGCATACAGGGCTTCGTCTGAAAGGTTGTCCGAGCTTGGCTCGAACCCTACGAGGTATGCGCCCTCGATGATACTCTTTGCCATAAATACGTCCTCCGTTATTTGATGTAAAAACTGAATTTCAAACCTCTGCGCAGCTTGCAAACGCAAACATCGTCCATACAGGAGAAAGCCCTTTTGAGGAACTTGTTCAAAAGCTCAACGCCTATCAGTTTCAACGCCCCCGAAACGCCTACGAGCATGTTTATCTTGTTCCCATCGTTGTCAACCCCGGCAACCTTGATACGGAAGTTGCGGTTGATGTCCCTCGTGCTGTATGCTAAACTGTTCTTGTTCATATCTGCTGTCATTTTGCGGTTCAAACTGTTTATATTGTAATCACGTTGCAAATATAAGTGAAGTATTTTGGTAATAACACACTTTTTGGGAGAAATTTTTATCCGTTCAGTTTATTTTTAACTCTTATTTAATCATCAACAAGTATATCACATTGAATGCCTTAACCATAACAAAATATGCGTGATATGAAAATTTTTCGGCGATTTTCTGATTATAATATAATCATTTCACGGGAATTTGATTACCTTTGAGGCGATAATCTGATTAGTTAAACAATCATACGAGTATGAAACAGAAACTTTTTGATGCGTTGAAAGCCAAATTTCCGGGGGTCAACGCAAACGTGCTGAACAGGATTGCCGAGAAGCTCGCCAAGACTGTGACGACAGACGAACAGGTTACAACTGCCGTGGCAGGGGTAACGCAGGAGTTTATCGAAATCATCGAGAGCTACGGCGACAGCCGTGCGACCGAAGCCCAACAGACAGCCGTACACACCTACGAAACGAAGTACGGGCTGAAAGACGGGCAAAAAATTGATGCGACCGGGGGTGCGGCTGGCGGACAGGCAGGAAGCGGCACAACCGTACAGCAACAACAAGCAGGGGGCGCACAGGAGCAAGTTCCGGCTTGGGCGCAGGCACTTATCGACAGCAACAAGAAGCTGAACGACCGCCTCGACAAGATGGACGGTGAGCGCACGACTGCAACCCGTAAACAGCAACTTTCAACAATCATCGAGAAGTTGCCTGAAAATCTCCGCAAGGCTTATGAGCGGACACCCGTTGACAATTTGACCGACGAGCAGTTCAACGCTCTTGTCGGGGAAATAACTACCGAGGTGAACGGTATAGTCAGCGAAGTACAGGCAAAAGGGGCTGTCTTCGGAAAGCCGACCATTACAGGCGGCACAGGTAACCAAGGGGGCGAGCTGACCAAAGAGCAGCAGGAAGCTATCGCACACCGCGAAAGCAAGCCGAAAGACGGTCAGCCGTTCTAATGTCTAACAATTAAAAACCGAAGAAAATGAGCATGACAGTTCAAAGACGTAAGGACACCCGTACACCCCGTGTCTTTATGCACAAGGTCGCCGACATCCGAGGCGGCGTGTCTGTGAAAATCTCCGAGCTTGGAGGCGATTATCTTCGCGAAGGTGCCGTCCTTAGCGCACCCGACAATGGCATCTGCCATGTTGTCAAAGTAGCGGAGGTCGTTGCCGAGGTCGGTGCTTCCGACACGGCTATCAAGGTCAAGAAGCTGCACAACTTCAAGGTGGGCGACTTCGTTATGACCGCCGAGGGAGGTTTGGCATACGCCATTACAGCCATTGACGACAGCGGCAAGGATTACGACACTATCACTGTCGGAACGACGCTGAAAGCTATCGCAAAGGGCGGTTTCCTCATTGAAGCTGCCGCAGAGTCCACATCGAACACATCGAAGCTGAAATACACGCCGCTCTCCCTCGTGGGAACGGGCAAGCCTGTGGTCAGTGGGCAGAACCTCGACACCGACGCTTGGCTTATCGGCGTGACGAAAGGCAATCCGCTGCCGGAGTGTGTGGCTAAATATCTCACAGGTATCATCAACTACTAAAAATCTGACGTTTTATGGCAACAATCGTAAATACACTCATCCAAGGATTGTCGCAACAAATGGTGCAGGCACGTCTGAACACAGCGGACGCGACCCCTTTCCTGTTTGCGACGCATTTTCCCGTCAGAAAGGTAAACGGCTTCATCTGGCGCACTTTGCAGAACCAACTCGCAAAGGCGAACGTTGCAGCCGACCTGCACACTGACAACGGGACCATCCTCCGTAAGCGTCGTCCTATCTTCGAGAGCGCGAAAGGCGACATTCCTTTCATTTCCATAAGCCGGGAACTTTCCCGTTCGGAAATCAAGGAGTATCAAACCGCTCTCGCTTTCGCACAGGACGATGACGCTACAAAGCTCGTGCAGTATTGGGGCGAGGATGTCGATTTCTGTTTCAACGGCGTACAGTCGGAGTTGGAGTACATCGCATGGAAGCTCGCCTCGAACGCAGGCGTGCTGAAATTCACGACAACCACCAACGCCACCTATGCCAATGAATTCGACCTCGACTATGACGTAGACGACGAAATGAAAGTGAAAACCACCGTGAATTGGGCGAACAAGGCGACCGCCGACATCATCGGCGACCTCCGCACGTTCGTAAAGCTGGCAAAGGACAACAAGCTGAACCCGAAGTTTGCGTTTGTGAACCTCGACGAGTTCTACAAGATTGCGTCGGCAGACCAAATCATCAAGGCTTGCGCCTCTTTTGCCGCTAACGCCCTCGGTATTTCGCAGACACCCGACCTCACGCAAGTCAATGCGATGCTCGCGAAACAGGCTTGGCTCAACGGCATACAGCTCCGTATCATCGACCAGACCATCACCCGTGAGTTCACGGACGGCTCGCAGACTTCGGGCAACCCGTTCGAGAACTGCCGTTTGGTGCTGTCTGAAACGGAACGCCTCGGAACGACGCAATATGACATCTTGCAGGAAAACAGCGACCTCATACTCCGTGCGGAACGTGCGCATACCGTCATCAAGAAGTACGGCACGGCTGAGCCGCAGAGCGAGGTTACTATCGGACAGGCTGACGCAGTTCCCGTGTTTGACACGGCGTACCGCAACCTGTATGTGAGAACTGACGCTCAGGATTGGGAGTAAAACGTAACAAGCTATGGAAACAGTTCTCGAAGCGTTGAAGGGCGTAAACGCCTATCCCGTTCCGCTACGCACATTGACTGCGATAGCGGACAAACGGGAATTGTCGCTGACAACCGATGCGACACAGGAGGTACAGAAAAGCAAGGAATACAACCTTGCCGTCGCTGACCTCCTGATGTGGCTTTCGATAGCTCCTGATGTGTCACAGGGCGGACAGAACTATTCGTTTACGGACGAACAGCGCAAAGAGTTCCGCAACCGGGCAAACAGCCTGTATGACGATTTCGGGGCAAGCGACGAGGCGGGAACGCCAAAACCCATTTACGGATATAAAGGTTCACGGCTATGATTATCCAAAACGGCACAATCGAAGTAAAGCGGAAAACGGGAGGCGGCATCGACCCGGAAACGGGTTATCCGCAGAAGCCCGGCTCTGTGGCTTGGGGCGACCCGATACCCTGCCAATACTCGGCAAACAAGTACAACCAACTCGGACGTGTCAACGGCGAGCATTTCACTACGGCGCAATATACAGTGCTGATAGAGGAACAGCCGTTTGAAGCCGAGCAGATACGGTTGAAAGACCTTGCCGGGAACGTGGTCGGGGAGTTTTCCATTATGCAGGTTGAGCCGTTGGAGGCGGTCTGTGAATTGAGGATTTGGGTGTAAACGCATTTCAGCCCGAATGCCGTGTTGAAATGACGGAAACGCCCAAACATACGGAAGCGAAAAGAAAACGGCACATACGCCGAATCAGCAATAAATAACTTTACATTATGCCGATAAGACAGATAACACCGAAATCGCAAATAGACGCTTACATCAAGGAGCGGATGAACAGGCTGAAACAAGCCATCATCTACAACCTGTGCGCCATAGGCGAAAAAGTGCGCAACGAGGCTATCGAGAACGGGTCGTACAAAGACCGCACAAAGAACCTCCGCAGCTCCGTCGGTTATATCGTGGTCGTTGACGGGCAGGTGTACAAGACAGGCTCTTTCGGCAAGCCGGACGGAAACGACGAGGGACGAAGCACGGGAATATCCTACGCACGTTCTCTTGCCGGGAAGTTCCCGAAAGGCATTGTGCTTATCGTCGTTGCCGGAATGCGATACGCCTCTTATGTGTCCGCAAAGGGTTACAACGTGCTTGACAGCTCGGAACTGCTTGCCGACCAGCTTGTACCCAAGATGTTGAAACAACTCGGATTTAACAAGTAACAGGAACTATGGCAAAGACATCGAAACAGGTTCAAGGCGACATCTATCAACTGCTGAAAGACAGCACCCTTTACACGATGATTTCAGGTGAGGTCTATCGGCAGGGGTATCGCCCCCGTGACAGCCGCAAGGAAGATGCGGTCGTGATTTTCACAACCGGGCTTCCCAATCAGATACAGACGGGGGTCGTGACCGTGAACATATTCGTCCCGGACATAGACCCGTATGACAACGGGGTATGGGTTGAGGACGGAGAACGCACGGAACGGATTGAACGCCTTGCGCAGGAGTGGTTCGATAGCCTTACGACCGAAGTTTCCTGTTACAAGTTTAAGTTGCAGCAGACAATTTACACCGAGGAAGAAGCCGACATACATCAGCATTTCGTCGTTGTGAAGCTCAAATACGAGTATTTCGGCGATGATTATGCGCCTCTGAACATTCCGCAGGTCGCCGTAATAGACGCAACGGATACCGACGGCAACGTGGGCTATCTGCCTGTCCTTGAAACGCAGGACGGGGACGCACCTGTTACGCAACCTGTTATGAAGAAACAAAATCAGTAACCATTAAATTTTAACGAATATGGCAGTATTAAACTGGGGCGAATGCGATTTGAAGCACGCCACACGCACCGACGGTGCCCCCACAGGGGAATGGGATGAGTTACCTACTCCGAAAGAGGACAGTACAAAACTCACGACGACCGCAGGAACAGAAAAGACCGCCACAGAAGAGGGCGGTGCGCTCGTCGATTATTTGCCGGGAAAGAATACCTATCAGCTCGAATGGGACGAGTTCGTCAAGAAAGGCGAGGAGCCGCCGTTTGAGGACAACGACGGAGTAATCACGGGCGAACACGCTTTCCGTGTCGAGGCACAGGATAAGGACTGTCCGGCTATTCAGATTGACAGAGCCGTCCTGCGTGTCGAGGACAGCTACACGACCGCAGACGGACAGCTGCGCCACTATGTGGCTCGTGCGCTGAAACCGAAGACGGGCAAGACAATCAAGAGCTATGTACCGAGCAAAGAGTCGGGAGGGTAACGCATAACTCAGGATAACCAACAGCAGGATAGAGCAGCAGGTAGCTCGCAAGCCCAACGGGTTTGAGGTCGGGGTTCGACTCCCCCTCCTGCCCCAAATTTTAACGCAACACATTATGGCAACGAAAACAATAGAAGAAAAGGTCGCCGAAACCATACTCCAAAAGGATATTGAGGTAACGGTAGGCGGCAAGAAATACAAGGCAGCCCCGGCAAGCACAGCAACACTCATACTTGCTTCGGAGGCTGTTTCGCGTTTGCCCGAAATCAATCTTGACCCTGAAAAGGTAGTCGAGGAAAGCCTTTCTGTGGCTCGTGAATGCCGTCCTTTGGGCGACATTGCGGCGATACTGATACTCGGCGCAAAGAACCTAACGGAAACAGTAAAAACCCGGCAGACGGTTGAGAAACGCCGCCTGTGGGGGCTTGTCAAGTGGACGGAAGAAGTAGAAGTCGAACAGGTAATAGACCGAAAGGCGGAACTTGCCAAACAGATACTTGAAGACCTGTCGCCCCGTGCGCTAAACCTGCTTGTCGCCCAACTGCTTCAAAAAATGGAGTTAGGGGATTTTTTCGGGCTTACCACTTTCCTGACAGAGATAAACCTGATGCGACCGACGAAAGTGGAGACCAAAACGACAGCGTCTGGGCAATAGTCGCAGGAACGGTAAAGGCTTTCAACCTCCCGGTCGAATATGTCCTGTACGATATGAGCTATGCGAATATCGTCATGTACGGGGCAACGCTGCCGAGCTACAAGCACAAGGCGGACGACAAGGACGGCAAGAAGCGGAAGCGTCAAAAAGCCATAAAGGTTGATGACATACGGAACAGGGAGAAGATAAAAAGCATTTTTGAACAATTTGATTGACGTACAATGGAGAATGACAACGGCAGAATATACTACGGCACGGGCATAGACAACTCGCAGTTGCGCACCGACGCAGAAGAATCCAAACGGATTTTGTCGGGCATGACAGGCACAGCCGTAAAAGAGGGCAAGCGGATTGACGACGTTTTCAAAAGCATAGGGAAAACGGTGGCAGGTGTCTTTGCCGTGTCGCAGATGAAAGAGTTTGCCATGCAGGTTGTCAATGTACGTGGAGAGTTTCAAAAGCTCGAAATCGCCTTTAAGACAATGATAGGCGACACGAACGAGGCAAACGCCCTTATGTCGCAGCTCATAAAAACTGCCGCCACAACGCCTTTTGGAGTGTCTGACATATCAAACGCCGCACGTCAGCTTCTTGCATACGGTGTCGAAGCCGACAAGGTGAATGAAACACTTATCCGGCTCGGTGACATCGCCGCCGGGCTTTCAATACCTATCGGCGACCTCGCATACCTGTATGGAACAACAATGGTACAGGGGCGCATGTACACTGCGGACCTAAACCAATTCCTCGGCAGGGGTATTCCTTTGGGAGAAGAATTGGCTAAGGTGCTTGGGGTTGCAAAAAACCAAGTACGTGCGCTTGTAGAAGAAGGCGAAGTCGGTTTCCCGGAAGTGGAACAAGCTATCATCAACCTCACGAACGAGGGCAGCAAGTTCGGCGGTCTTATGGAGGAGCAGAGCCAAACCATATCCGGTCGTATAAGCAACATCGAGGATACCATAGAACAGATGTTCAACCAAATCGGACAGGCTTCCGAGGGCGTTATAGGAACATCGCTCGACATTGTTTCATCCCTTGTTGAAAATTGGGAAACCGTCGGCAAGGTGCTGCTTACCGTGATAGCCGCATACGGAACGTACAAAGCCGCCGTCTTGGCTGTTGCAGCCGCACACAAGCTGATGAGCATTTGGGGTACGGTACAAGCCGTAATATCGCTGTCTAAAAGCGTGACGAGCGCAAAGGACGCTATGCTCCTGTTCAACATGGCGGTCAAGACAAACCCGTTGGGATTGGTTCTGTCCGTTGTCGCAGCAGCCGCTACCGCTTTCAGCCTGTTCTCTACGAAGTCCGGCGAGGCAGCGGAAATGACAAACAAATACGGCGACAGTGCCGCCAAGACAATATCACGTGTCGAAACCCTTTCCATGACCCTGAACGGTCTGACAGCCGGCACGTCCACCCACAAAAAGGTTATGGACGAGCTTAACGGCATACTCGAAGAATACGGCTTGCAAGCTATCAAGGAGGGCGACAGCATCGACATGGTAAACGCCAAACGTGCGCAAGCTATCGAGCTGATAAAGCAGGAGGGCGTGGAAAGGCAGCGTGCAAACGCTCTTGAACAGGGTGCGCAGAACTATGCGGCGCAACTCTCGGAGGCGCAGAAAACGCTTTATTCCGACCTGTCAGGGGCCAATAAGGAGCTGCAACAGAACGCCGCCGCAATATCTACCATTATCGGGAATATAGTTGAACAGAACATCACGGAGATTGCCGGAAAGACGGGCGAAGAATACCAAAAGGGTATCAACAAGATTTACGCCACGATACAAGACCGTATGCGAGTCATAGGAATAAGCGAGGAAACCATACAACAGAGGCTAACGGGCGGACCGTTCAATTATCAGAACCTCGTACAGGACTATATCGACTCCATACAACAAGCGAGGGAGGAATACGACCGTTACTCCGAAGCCGTGAACAAAGCGTCGGACGCTGAACGTGCAGCCGCAGAGGGTGCATTGACTTTCTCCGAAAAGGTAGAAGCCATAGAAAAAGGTCTGCAAAAGCCTACGGAGGGCGTACACGACTTGTACGAGAACATCAAAAATCTGATGTCGCAGTACTCGAACAATACTATCGGCTTCACTATCCGCATAGGAGGCGAGATACCAAAGTGGATGGAGAATATGGATTTGGACGAGCTTCAAAGGCTCGCCAAACGCTTTACGGCTATCGGTCAAAGCAGCCCGAACGGTGCGTATGCCAACGGAAAGTATTTCTCGCAGCAACAACTCCTGCAACGTGGTGCCGATTACGCCACAGCCGCTGAACAGAAGCAGACCGAAGCCGACGACAAAGCAAGGGAAGCCGAGCGGAACAAAAAGGAAGCAGAAAGGGAGAAAAAACAGCGTGAGGCAGCAGCCAAACGCCTTGCCCGTGAACATCAGCAGATTGCAGACGAAACAGCCGAGCGGAACAGGCAGATTGCCGAGTATTCACGAAGCGTACAGGAGGCACAGGAACAGGCGGAATTGGATATAAGGCAGCAGCGCATAAACCTTATGGACGACAGTTTCGAGAAGACGATGATGCAGCTTGACCTGAATTATGACAGGCTCATCGCCGAGAATGAGAAACGCACGCAGGATATGCTGAACGCCCTCGCCGACAAGAAAGTCCTCGAATGGCGGAACGCCAACCCGAAAGCGACCAAAGAGGAGGAGCTTGCACACCGGGCTTCGCTTGACCTGTCAGTCGCCGACCTTACGCCGGAACAGCAGGCTATGATAAAGGATTACGCCGACCTTGCAGCCGACATACGCCGCAAGGGAAACAAGGATGCCCTCGACGCTATGCTTGCCGATGTAATGACCTACGAGCAGCAAAGGCTGAAAATAACGGAGGAATACGAAGACAAGCGCAAGCAGCTTTACAAGACCGACGACAAAGGCAACTATGTCCTTGACGCGAACGGAAACCGACAGCTCCGGGAGGGTGTCACGCAGGGGAATGTGGACGAGTTGGACTTACAGGAGCAGAACGCCCTGCAAGCCGTCGATGAACAGTTCGCCCAACGGGAGGAAACATACCGGGCGTGGTGCAACGAGATTGCCAACTATACGCTTGAACAGCTGCAGGCGGTTCTTGAACAGGCGGAAGCCGAGCTTAACGAGTTGGAAAGCTCCGGCACGGCTTCGGGCAGTCAGCTATCCACCGCACGGGCAAAGGTGACGACGGCGAAGAAAAAAGTGTCGGAAGCCAACGCCAAAAACAGTGTCAGCCCCGACAAGCGCAGTATCAAGGAGTGGGAAGACCTGTACAAGACGCTGTTGGAGTGCGAGCGTGAGTTTGAGAGCATAGGCGATACCGTCGGAGGTGTTGCCGGGGAAATCATATCCACAGCCGGAAGCATTATGACTTCTTCGCTGTCAATGATAAACGGAATTGTTTCGCTTGTCAATATGTCCTCGCAGGGCATACAGGGAACGGCGACAGCCGCCGGCACAGCCATAAAGACAGTTGAGAAAGCCTCCGTTATACTGACTATCATATCAGCCGCCTTGCAGATAGCGATGCAGATTGTCAACCTGTTCAACAACGACGAGAAGAAACAGGAGGAAATCGAAGCCTTGCAGAGCCGTATTGACCAACTGCAATGGGAACTCGACAACGCCGACATTGTGCGGTTGCAGGAAAATTCAGGGCGTGCGATAGACCGCATCCGGCAGACGCTATCCGAAACGAAAGCCGAGCTGATACAGAACAAACTCGCCGTGAACGATGTCGCCGGAGCGTGGAGGACGCTGTTTTCAACGGTATCGAACAACCAAGAGTTGCTTGCAAAGTCTGCCGAGAAAATCGCCGACGCATACGCCGACATCGCCTACTCCGCAGACAAGGCACTCGGAGCGGAGAAGTACGAGAGCAGCAGAGACCAATTGGAGAATATCGCCAAACAGCAGTTGCTCATTCAGCAGCAGATCAACGCCGAGAACGACAAGAAAGACACCGACCACGGGAAGATAGAGGAATGGGAGCGTCAGATTGAGGAACTCGGGCAACAGGCTGTCGCCGTGATAAACGATATGGTCGAGGAAATTATCGGCGGTTCGGCTGCTGACATTGCCAGCGAACTCGGCGACGCATTTTTTGACGCTTTCCAGGACGGCGAGGATTACGCCGAGGCTTGGGGCGACAAGGTAAAGGATATCGTCGGCGACGTTATCAAGCGTATGCTCGTGTCGAAATACCTTGAAGAGCCGCTCGGGGAGATATTCGACAAGTATAAGAACAAATGGTTCAAGGATGGTCAGTTTATGGGGCTTGACGCTGTCATTGCCTCCATGAGCGGTTTCGCCAACGACCTTAACGCCGTCGGGCAGGATTTCGCCGAGATATGGGAAGCCCTCCCGGACAGCGTTAAGAATATGTTTAACGTGACGGAGGAAGCGACACGGGAAGCCTCGGAGAAAGGCATAGCGACAGCCTCGCAGGAAAGCGTGGACGAGCTTAACGGACGAGCGACAGCCATACAGGGACACACCTACTCGATAAGCGAGAATACAAAGCTGCTCGTTGCGACGGCAAACCTTATCCTGCAGAGCGTCCTTAACATCGAGGGAAACACGGACGGTCTGTCAACCCGTATGGCGAACGTTGAGAGCGATGTCAGGGATATGCGCAACACAGTGAATGATTTGGCATTGAAAGGAATCAGAATAAAAAGTTAGCGAGTATGGAAGTGATAATAAGACAGATTTACGCACAGTGGGTCATTGCCAAGGAGCAAGCCCGGCAGGAATGCGAGAGCCGCTCCCTGCACAACGTGGCGGAGAAATACCGCAAGTGCAATATGTTCAAGGGGACGGAACACACGATAGAGGAACTTGCCGCAGTATTCACATCCCGGCAGGGGTTGGAGTTCTGCATCAGATACCACTTCCCGAATATCGCCACGTTCCGCCTGTTCAAAGGGCAGGGCGTGGAGAAGTACGGCATATACATAGATGCCGGGGTAATCACGCTAAAGAACCCGGCACGGGCGATACTTATCGGTCGGACGAGTGCAACGGTAAACTGCGACGAATGCAAGCAGCACGAGATTGTGCTGTTGCACGGCGCAAGAGCCGTCGTGAACGCATCGAAATGGGCTGTCGCTTCCGTGACGGCTTCTGTCGGTTGCAGTGTGATTAAAAACACATCTGAAAATGCGATAATCCTATGATGTCAGGCAGATTATACATCGACGGGCAAGACGTGTACAAACAGTTCGGAATGTACGTGTCGGACAACGGGTGGAACGAACTCGTTGCGATGCCGCCGTTGAAATCTGTCGACAGCAACGATTGGAACGAGGAAGACGGCATAGAAGCCGACCTCTCCGCTCCCGTCCTTAACACACGTGACGTAAACCTGACATTCGCCACACAGGGCGTTTTCAGCCGCTATTTCGACTTTCTGAACCTCTTGTCGGACGGAGCATACCACGTGTTTGATTGCGCCGCCATAGGGCGTAAATACACGCTGCGCATGGTGTCGCACACGAGCCTTGACTATGCGAAACTGCTCGGAAAGGTGAAAATCAAATTTGCCGACGACTTCCCGTTGGACGGGTACAAGTACAAAGCCCCGGCAAGCACGATAGCGGAATACGACGATTATACCATAGACGGACAGCCTTTCACGGCATACGGCGTGAGGATATTGCAGGGAACGCTGTCGGAGGTTCAGAAACCGGCTGCTGTCAAAACGAACCTCCTGCGGAACATCAAGACGCAGACAGGGGTTATCTATGACAGCAAGAACGTGCTTTACAAGAGCAAGGACGTGAAGCTATACTGCCTCATGAGGGCGGAAACGCTCGACGAGCTATGGCGAAACTATGATGCCCTGCTCTACGACCTTATACGCCCCGATGAACGCCTCCTGTGGGTAAACGAGCTTGAACAGGACTTCCCCTGCCATTACAAGAGCTGCACCGTACAGGAATTTGACCCGGAGGGCAGACCTTGGCTGAAATTCACGCTTACCGTGACATTCACGAGCGATTTCAGGATAACGGAGGATGACGTTGTGCTGGCTACGGAGGACAACATTATTGTCTTTACAGAAAACGGCGTTTACGCTATCGACATGCTGCTTGACAGGTACACCTACCCGTCCGTGCGGTTCGTCAACGACAGGGCGACGCTGCGCCTGACATCAAACGGCAAATTCAGGTTCAACGATTAGCATTGTGTAACCCATTTAAGATACGCAGATATGAAGAAGATAAAGATTTCAGAACTCCCGTTATACAGCTCCTTGAAAGGGCTGTTTACGATAGGAACGGACGCAAACAACCGAAGCGTCAAGGTGTCGTTGGAGTTTGTCGAGCAACAGACCACACAGGCGGTAACGAACGCCAAGGAAGCCACGGACGCAGCAAACACTGCGGCAGCGGCGGCAAACACGGCTAAAAAGAACGCCGACACAGCGACAGAAGCAGCCAAAACAGCAACCACCAACGCTATCAAGGCAAAGGAAGATGCCGACGCAGCGACGAAGAAAGCCAACGCCGCCACAGATGCGGCAAACAAGGCAAAAGAGGATTGCGATACAGCGACAGAAGATGCGCAGGAAGCCACGACCGCAGCCAACGAAGCAACCGCAGCGGCACAGGAAGCGACAGAAGCGGCACAGGAGGCGACCGAAGACGCAGTGAATGCCACGGATAATGTCCTTTTGACGCTCGGTCGGCTTGTACCTACGGGAATGACAGTAGAAAGCGTTACACGGCTGACAATGGGAAACGTGCAGCCGAACTACATCAACCCCGTATTATCGCCAGCGAGTGCGATGAAAAACGTGATTTTCATCAGCGATAACAAGGCGATAACGGTAGGTACGGACGGGCGCATAACCATTGTCGGGACAGGGAAAAGCACGGTGCATGTCATTCCGACCTGCAACACGGCTCTTGCCAAGACCCTGCTTATTGAGGTTGTCGCTCCGGCATTAAGGAAAGTGAACAGCAGCAGCCTACGGCTCACCCAATCCGGGGCGTTGAGATTTGGATAGAAGTACAAACCACTAAAACAATAACGATATGGCACAGAAAGGTTACATCAGTGAGTTTATGAACGGCGGTCGCATCGTCTCTCACGGGAAAATCAACGACCTGTCAAACGGATTCAAGCTACCGGGCGACGTACCGTTCTCGGTTTATGTCAGACCGAAATTCAGCACATCGACGCTTGACACGGTCCTGTCCGTGCGGTGCACTCAGGACGAGCAGCTATCGGAAGCCCCCATCGTGTTCAACGACTGGTCGCCGATGGCTATTGTGGAACTCGCCCCCGATACGGAAGTCCTTGCGACGAACGACATCTATTGGGGAAGCGGATGTTACGTGGAGGGTACGGTATGATTGTATCACTGTTCCTCTCCCTGTCGAGGCGCATACGGGCGTGGACTTCCTCTGCCCTGCGCAAGAAGAAGAAAGACCTGCGTATGAACACGCCGACATCGGCTATGCTCATCAAGAAAGGGGATAAATCAGTTTTCAAATTCTTAAACAATTAAAAGCTATGGCATTTACAAGTGAAGAAGAAAGCAAGTTGAAAGAAATTATCGAGGCTTTCGAGAACGGCAAACGGCTGAGCGATTTGCCGAACGTATCAGGAACAAACCCGTTCAACCTGCTTTGCGAGGTTTTGGACGAGGATGGAGAAAGCAAAAAGGCGGCACTCGCCTCGCTTATCCCATACGTCGAGGAACAGTGCAGCTACGGCATACAGTTCGACACGACCGTATCGACCCCAACCTGCACCCGTATCGGAAACACAGACCTCCACAAGTCCGTACCTATCCAAAGCCGCATGAAAGGCTGTCTGCTTGACGACAACGGGCAAGTGGTGGAATACCTCGACCCACGGGATTGGACGGGGCAGGTTCGCGACGGCTCACGTGGGCAGGTCATGGTGGAGATACCGCTGCATTACCGCAAGTTCGAGACCGACGGCACGATACGTCGTGTGCGCATCAGCGAACAGCCCCTGCCGGGCTATCATCAAGTGCCGCAGATGTACATTTCGGCATACGAGGCTGTCCTTGACAGGACAAACCTGAAGCTCTGCTCAATCGTGAACATGGCAGAGCAGTACAGGGGCGGCAACAACAACGCTGAATATGACGGAACGTACAGGACATTCCTCGGTCGTCCGGCAACACAAATCAGCCGCACAAACTTCCGCAACTATGCCCGTAAGCGCAACAATTCGGCAACGGCTGAATGGAACTGCATGACCTATGACGCTCAAAAAACGCTTTATTGGCTGTTCGCCGTCGAATATGCTACGCTCAACACACAGGCGGCATTCAACGCAGAACTCACCGCAGAGGGCTATCGTCAAGGCGGTCTTGGCGCAGGCGTGACGACTTGGGACGGAACATGGTCGAACTTCAACGGGTATTATCCGTTCGTACCGTGCGGACACACCGACACGCTCGGAAACAGCACGGGTACGGTTTCATACACCGCCGCCAACGACGACAGCACTATAACAAAGACTTTCGACGTTCCTCGATACAGGGGAATAGAAAATCCGTTCGGGCATCTGTGGCAGTGGACGGACGGTATCAACGTGCGTATCAGCCCGACAACAGATAACGGAGGCGACAACCTGTCAAAAGTGTTTGTATGCTCCGACCCGTCGAAGTTCAATGACACCAACTACGACGGATACAGCCACGTCGGGAACGAAGCTCGGACGGAGGGTTATGTCAAGGAGGTAATCTTCGGGGAATACGGCGAGATCATGCCGTCGGTTGTCGACGGTGGTTCGACCCAGTTCTTCTGCGACTTCTACCATACGAACATCCCCACAAAGGAAACCCTGCGTGGTGTCCTGTTCGGCGGTAGCGCGAATTACGGTGCGGCTGCGGGCTTCGCCTATGCGAACTCGTTTTACGCCCCCTCGACTACGTCTGCGAACATCGGCTCTCGCCTTTGCTTTTTACCGCAAAGCGCATAGCCCGGTAAGCGTCCGTGTCTGATACGTGTCGGATAATGAAGTTGGATTATAAACAGAGATAGTTATGACGATAAAGGTTGGTCGCTCCCGTGGTGTCCTGTTCGGCGGTAACGCGAATAACGGTGCGAATGCAGGCTTCGCCTATGCGAACTCGAATAACACCCCCTCGAATACGAATACGAACATCGGCTCTCACCTATGCTTTAGAATGTCAGAAAGACAAAGATATAAGGGAGCGACGACCTTGCCTCTTGGCAGAAGATTTCAAGTAACCCGAAAGGTGCTGGTAGGAATGCCTGTTGTATGGGCTACCGAACGCTCCGAATAAGAAAAGCAAAGCGATGAAACGTATAGGGAATTTATACGAACAGATAATATCAGTCGAGAACCTGCGGCTTGCTGATGAAAAGGCTCGCCGTGGGAAAACTCGCTCATACGGTGTCAGGGTTCACGACCGTAACAGGGAAGCCAACATACAGGCTCTCCACGAGGCTTTGCTGACAAAGACATTCAGGACATCGCCTTACGAAGTATTTACCATATACGAACCGAAAGAGCGTGTCATTTATCGTCTTCCGTACTATCCCGACCGCATAGTCCACCACGCCATTATGAACGTATTGGAGCCGATATGGGTAAAGACATTCACGTATAACACCTACTCCTGCGTCAAGGGACGGGGTATAGAGGGCTGTGCCCGGCACGTCGATAAGATGATACGCAAATACAGGGGAAAGCCCATGTACTGCCTTAAAATCGACATAAAGAAATACTATCCGTCCATAAAGCACCACGTGCTGAAACGCATCGTCAGACGCAAGATAAAGGACAAAGACCTGCTGTGGCTGCTTGATGAAATCATCGACAGCGCAGACGGTGTGCCTATCGGAAATTACCTGTCGCAGTACCTCGCCAACCTGTTCCTTGCCTATTTCATGCACAAAGTGAATGAGGTTTGGAAGATAGACTGCGAGGAATACGCCGACGACTTCTCGTTTTACAGCGAGAACAAGGAGGAGCTGCGCAGGTTCTTTCACGAGTTCGTCAAGCCCTATATCGAACAGGAACTTGAATTGAAAGTCAAGGACAACTGGCAAATCTTTCCTATCGCCGTGAACCGCTATGACAGGCACGGTCGTGGGCTTGATTATGTCGGTTATAAGTTTTACAGGAAACAAAAGCTCATAAGAAAGAGCATCAAACAGAATTTCTGCCGTGCCGCCGCCAAGCTCAACAAACGGCAACTGCCGCTTGACGCGAAAGCCTACAAACAGGCTGTCGCTCCGTGGCTCGGATGGGCGAAGCACAGCAACAGCAAACATCTATTAAAAACAATAATTAAACCAGAGTATTATGGTAGCATTTTATGACAGCAAGCCTCCCTACCTGGAGGCAGTGGGAAACGGGAGCTATGTCTATCGTTTCAACATAGAGGAAGTAGTGCCGGAACTGACCGACGAGAATGCCGGAGAGGAAAAGGTGTCGCAGTGGAAATGCGATGAGGTTACCGTATGGATTCCCGTCACGTCTGACAAGGTTATCGAGGCTGTTATCCGGGCGAAATACACAGCGTCCGCAGAACTCGCCCTCGTGAACAAGTTCAACGCCTATCAGCAGGGTTTGGATGTTGAAGCCGGGATTGTGGAGGAATACACGGAATACCTGTCGTTCGTCGCCAACGTGAAAAGGCAGGTGCGCAAGGATTTGGGAGAGGAAACATCGGAAACGCCAAAAGCAACAGCCATCACGACGAGGATTGCTGACATCGCAAAGCTCCTTACCCTAACCGTTAACACGATGAGCCTCACGGACAGCGACGCTTTGGCTGTCAAGTCCGTTTATCCCGATTGGGGTACGCTTATCGGCAAGACCGTGAAGAAAGACGAGAAGATGCAGTACGACGGCAAGCTGTGGAAAGTCCTGCAAGAACATACCGTACAGGAGCAGTGGAAGCCCGGCACCGGGACGGAGAGCCTGTACACGGAAATCGTCGAAAGCGCAGCCGGAACAGAGGACGACCCTATCCCCTATGACAACAATATGGAGTTGGAACAGGGCAAGTATTATTCGCAGGACGGCGAGGTGTATCTGTGTACCCGTGACACGGAGATACCCGTTTACAATCCATTGAAAGACTTGGTCGGCATTTATGTAGAACTCGTACAATAAAAGATAGAGGAACTATGGCAAAGCGGTTCAGCGAACTCGGTATCAAGCAACAGGACGACCGAAAGATTTTCAACTGTCCGCAGGTGTCGGTTACCGACATCCTGAACAGCGAAATAGAGGTTATCGACTACCTCCCCGATGTCAAGACAAAACACGGGGAGGGTCGCTACCTCATACATTATCGGACGACCGACGGCAAGGAGGAAGGCAAATTCTTCACGAACTCCACAGCCTTGAAAAGCGTCCTCGACCAAGTAAAGGAAGAGGATTTTCCGTTTATAACGGTTATCAAAGCCACTAAATGCGGCAATGGCAAGATATATCAGTTTACGTAAACGGGGAAAGGTGAAATCAGCCCGTTTTAGCGGCTTTTAAGTGATTATAATATAAACATACCACTTAAAAAAGATAACGCGAATACGGCGAAATTCGAGTAAAATAACTTTGAACGTAAAGGGCATGATAATATACAACAACAAGAACATAAAAGTACTCGATGTTACGGTTGACGACAACAGTTACCGATACCGGGTAATAAAGGGCGACCACAACTTGACGCTCCATTACTCGCTTGCGGAGCATGTAGAGATACCCGTCGGCTCGTACTGCATCTATCAGGGCGAAAGGTACACGCTCGAACGCCCGGAGGCTTTCAAGATGAAGCACAGCCGGAATTTCGAGTACACCGTCACGCTCGAATCCAATCAGGCGAAAGCCAAGATATGGAAGTTCCGCAACCCGGTTGACGGACGGCTGAAATTCTCGCTTACAGCAAAGCCGATAGAGCATCTTCAAATGTTCGTCGACAATATGAACCGCCGGGACACGGGTTGGGAAGTCGGCGAGTGCATCGACGGCACGGAAAAACTGATAAGCTATAACCACGTGTATTGTTGGGACGCTCTCGGAATGATGGCGACGGAGTTCAACACGGAGTTCGAGTTTGTCGGCAAGACTGTACACCTGCGCAAGGTGGAATACAACAAGAACAATCCCCTGCCGCTGTCATACGGGCGTGGCAACGGTTTCAAGCCGGGCGTGGGGCGGTCAAACTATGGCGACACGCCACCCATAGAGATACTTTACGTTCAAGGCGGAACAGACAATATCGACCCCAGCAAGTACAAGAGCAGCGAGCTACTTCTTCCGGCAGGTCAGATCATACGGTATGACGGCGTTTATTTCGATGGCGACCCGAATTTCAACTCTGCGAACGCCCGGACATACGTCGTTGATGATTTGGGCTATTCGATACGTCGGAGCGACAAGGAGCTTACCTCGCTTGCGGAGGATAGTCTGGACTGCACGGACATTTACCCGAAGCGAATAGGAAAGGTTACGAGCGTCGTCGTGGAAGATGCCGACAACAACTTCTACGACATAGTGGACAACACCATACCAAACACGCTCAACTACGAGGAATGCCTTATCGAGGGCGAAACAATGACTATCGTCTTTCAGTCGGGTATGCTTGCCGGGCGTGAGTTCGAGGTCAAATACTACCACAACGCAGAAAAGGGCAAGGCTGCACGTCGTTTCGAGATAGTCCCGGCTGAAATAGACGGTCAGACAATGCCGAACGTCACGTTTGCGCCGCAGACGACGGACACCTATGTCGTGTTCAAATGCCGTATGCCGGATGCCTATGTCCGTGACGACGAGACAAAGACGGGTGCTTCGTGGGATATGTTCCGTACTGCCGTCCGTTACCTGTTCGACAACGAGGAACAGAAGTTCTCTTTTACGGGGGAGCTTGACAGCATTTGGTCGAAAAAGGATTGGATAAACATCAGCGGAAAGATAAAGCTCGGAGGGTACATACTGTTTTCAGACAAACACTTCCAAAAGGACGGAGTGCTTGTCAGGATAACGGGCATTAAGGACTACATCAACAATCCGCACAGCCCGGAGATAGAGCTGTCAAACTCGACCGTCGGCGGCAGCTTCTCTACGACGCTGAAACAGTTTGAAAGCGACGAGGTGCTTGTGGAGGACTACCACAGGGATGCCATACAGTTTACCAAACGCCGTTTCAGGGACGCAAAGGAAACAATGGAGATGTTGGAGGATGCCCTGCTCGACAACTTCACGAACAGCATCAACCCGATAGCCATACAGACGATGCAGATGCTTGTCGGCGACGAGAGCCTGCAGTTCCGTTTCGTGAACAGCAAGACCAATCCCGTCGGTGTGGCGCACAGCATAACCTACGACGACACGACAAAGCAGCTTACAGCCGCCGCAGGGATTATCCAACACCTGACTATCGGCATAAGCTCGTTGAGTTCCTCCCACGCCGCAAGCGAATACAAGTATTGGGATATGCCGCAGTACACGAGCGGACGGCTCGACAACGGGGAAACAAAATACTATCTGTACGCCAAGGTAAGCAAGACAGCACAGACCGGCTCGTTCCTGCTGTCTGAAACGGCTATCAAGTTGGAGGGCGTGTCAGGATATTATCATCTGCTCGTCGGTGTGCTTAACAGTGAATACGACGGGGTGCGCAGCTTTGCGACCCTGTACGGCTTCTCGGAGATATTGCCGGGACGGATAACAACCGACAGGATTGTATCAGGGAACGGGGACAGCTATTTTGATATGCTCGCCAACGCTATGAAGCTCGGCAGCGTCCTTGATTTCAACTCGGAGGGCGACGGCAAACTACGACTCAAAGGAACGCTCGTGCAGAGCCAAAGCGGAGAGGAAAACTATATCGGCTGCTTCCGTGGCAAATACAACTCGTCGTACACCTATTATCAGGGCGACGAAGTGACATACACTGTGAACAACAACACTTCAACGTACCGATACATCAACGCAACGCCAAGCCGTGGCATAGCTCCAACGAACACGGTCTATTGGCAGATTATCGCGCAGGGGTCAAAAGGAGAGAACGGTGCGGACGGAACGAGTGTAAAAATCAAAGGCTCTCTCGACAGTGCCTCGCAGTTACCTGCATCCGGGAACGAAGAGGGCGACGGCTACCTTATTGACGGAAACCTCTATGTATGGGACGGATCGAAGTGGAAAAACGTAGGAACAATCAAGGGCGACAAGGGCGACCCCGGCAGTCCGGGCGCACCCGGAGAGGATGCCGACTACTACGAACTGCGCTATGCAAAGAACGGCAGCACGACAAGCCCACCGAGCCTGTCAAAGACATCGGTAAATCCGAGCGGTTGGACGACAACGCAGCCCACGTTGAGTGCAGGGCAATACCTTTGGCTCACGATAGCCAAGAAGTCAGCCGACGGCAAGACACTTGTGCAGCAGTGGTCAACGCCCGTCAGGATAACACCATACGACGGCAAGGACGGTGCAGACGGTTCAAGCCCTGTAATGGTTTACCGTGGCGTGTATGACAGCTCGAAAACGTACTATGGTAACAAGTACCGTTTGGACTGCGTGAAACAGGGAAGCACCTATTACATTGCACGTGTCGATGCCGGGACGTTCAAAGGTATTGCGCCCCCCGATGCAAACAAGTGGAACTCATTCGGGGCTTCGTTTGAGAGCATAGCGACAAACCTGTTATTGGCGGAGGGCGCGAACATCGGCGACTGGTTCATCAAGTCGGGAAAGATTGTATCAACGCTCGCAAGCGGCGACATAATCGAACTTGATGCAAAAAACAACCGCATACAGATAACCTCGGCACGATCCGGTGGCGATTACTCAATGGAAACATCACTCGGCTCCATAATACGGCTTGACGCTTATAACGGAATTGTCGAAACCCGTTCTAAAACCAGCAACTATACAAGCTATATGTCGCCGTCGGGGCTGTTCGCAAACAGGGCAGGAACGCAGTGTGTCGCCGCTTCCACAGGTTACGACCAACGGGCTTCTGTTTGTGGTTTGGGTTGGGGCAACCTCAGTAAAAGCGCATGGTCGATCGGAGCTGACGAGAAACTTGTTGCCGGGGTGTACGGAACAGCATCAAACAGCAGTACGGCACCGTATTACGGCGGTTATTTCAGGCTGCTAAAGGCTATGGGGTTGGTGTACGGGACAACGTACATTACATCATCGGGCGTTTATCTCACAGACTACATGTCGCTCGTGGTTGGATTTACAAACGGACGGGCAAATGTCTATCTCCCGGCTTCTTCCCGTGAGGGACAGACGATAATTTTGAAGCAATGGTGGACGGGGTCTATGCGTATCTATCCCCGAAGCGGTCAGAAACTCTACGATGATAATAAGGAGAATGAGTATTACGATGTAGGATGCGGTCAAGAAGTAATCGCTCACTTCGTCCGGGCTTCAATAAACGGAGAAAATGTACAAGTATGGCTATTGAGCAGATATAAATTCTAAAAACTATGGTAGAATATGGATATATGGACGGGAATTGCCTCCACTCCCGTTTTATTGAGCCGATTGCAAGAATACGCATCGGGGAGGACGGAAACAAAGTGACAGAAACCGTGTCGGTAGAGCAACAGGTGGCGGAGCTTTCGCCGGAATGGAAGCCTGTCGATACGATAGACGAGGCGCAGATGGAATCGGGCGACGAAAACTACATCATCGTACCTGTTCCGTATGATGCCGGAGACCACATAGCGTACAACTATGTGCGGAAGTTCGACATCAAGCGTGTACGCACGGAGATAGAAGCTCTGAAAGAAAGTCTGTCGCAGAGTGATTATAGGATAACGAAATGTTACGAGGCTTCGCTGTTGGGACAACCGCTGCCATACGACATTAACGCATTGCATACAGAACGGCAAAAGGCAAGAGATAGGATAAATGAACTTGAAACCCAATTATAAATGACATGGAACTGAATGGAATATTACAAGTTATTATCGGAGCGGTCGCCTCCCTCGGAGGGTTCAGCCTGATAAAGTTCCTTTTCTTCATGAAGCCTGAAAGACGCAAAGCACAGGCGGAAGCAGAGATAGAGGAACTTGAAGCAGAGGAAAAGGAAATGAGCGTGATGCGTACACTCGTCGAAAGCCTTAAACAGCGAATCGAACAGCAGGACGAAAAGATACGTGAGCTTAACCAACGTGTGGATAAATTGTACGAGGAAAAGCACGAGTTGGAGAGGCTGAACAATCAACTGACACGGGAGAACGCCATGTTGAAGATAAAGCTCGTGGAGGCACAGCACAACCTCTGTGTGCGCCCCGGCGATGAGTGTCTGAAACGTATGCCACCGAGGGATTATTGCCGCCTCGTCAAGCTCGCCAACCACGAATATGACAAGTATTATCCAAACATAGACGAAAATGAAAATAGCGGAGTATCTGAAAAGTCTGATAAAAGCCAACAGCCTTGACAGCAGCAAGTCGTTTGCCCTTGTGCTTTCAAGCGTTGTCGGGGCTTTGGTCGGGCTGTGCGTGTGTTTCTGTCTTGTATGGGACGTATGCACCAACGGCTATCTGAAAACCGACCTCGACGCTTTGGGGCTGTTCATGCTTTGCATAGGCGGTTTCATGGCAGGAGGCGGAATAAACAAGGCTTTGAGCGAAAGAAAAAGAGATAATGTTAAACCAATAAACAAAGAGGAGGTTTCAAAATGAAAGAGAAAATCTTGAACTACATCGGACAGGACGGACTGCTGCATATTCTCTGCTGCATCGTCCTCGTGAGCGTTATTGACATCGTACTGCCGCTGTGGGTTGCAATTATTGCAACAGTCGTTATCGGCTTGGCGAAGGAGTTTGTATGGGACAAATGGATCGGCAGGGGAACATTCGACAAGAAAGACCTGCTGTGCGATTTGGTCGGTATAATCATCGGTTGCCTGTAAAACTATGGAGGATTGACTTATGGTAGTATTGATTGACAACGGACACGGAAAGGACACCGCAGGGAAACGGTCGCCGGACGGAAGATTGAGGGAGTATGCCTATACCCGTGAAATTGCGGCAAGGCTTGAACAGGCGTTAAAAGCCCGTGGCATGGATGCCGTAAGGATTACGCCGGAGGAAAACGACGTATCATTGGGCGAGAGATGCCGTCGGGCTAACAAGTACGGGGCGCAAGATGTTATCCTTGTATCAATCCATTGCAACGCCGCAGGGAACGGTTCTTGGATGAGCGCACGGGGTTGGGAGGCTTGGACGAGTGTCGGGAACACAAAAGCCGACAAGCTGGCAACCTGTTTGTACAAGGCGGCAGGGAGAGCCGGGTTCAAGCTGCGTAAAGACGAGACGGACGGCGACCCCGACAAGGAGGGACACCTGTATATCTTGAAGCACACGGTTTGCCCGGCGGTTCTGACCGAGAACCTGTTTCAAGACAACCGGGAAGATGTCGAGTACCTTTTGAGCGAAACGGGCAAACAGACTATCGTCGATTTGCACGTAAACGGAATTGTCGAATACATTAACAGCGTAACAAAATGAAACGGTCTATCATCTTCATGTTGGCGGCAGTCCTCCTTATCGGGGGCTGTTCGCCCGGAAAGCACCTTGCGAAGACACAACAGCAACAGGACAGTACACGGGTCGAAGTACGTAAGGAAATCGTCTATGTTCCCGACACTGTGTATCTCGAAATCCCGGCACAGACAGCGGAACGGACAACCCGTGACAGCACGAGCCACCTTGAAAACGACTATGCCACGTCTGATGCCCGGATAAACACGGACGGGTCGCTGTACCATGACTTGAAAACCAAGCCGCAGGAAATCCCCAAAGAAGTACAAACGCCTGTCGAGCGGAACGACAGCATTGTTTACAAGTACAAAGATAGAACGGTATATGAAACGGTAGAGGTTGAGGTGGAACGTGAGCTTACTTGGTGGCAGAGAACACAGATGTACGGCTTTTGGGTCGCCCTGCTCGTTATCGTAATCACGTACAGGAAAGGCATTTGGTCTATAATCAAACGTATAGCTTCGTTAGTATAAATCGAAACTTTTTTCAGAAATTCTGTCGTAAATATGATATATTTCAGTAACTTTGGAGCGACATATTGAAAATATAGCGTTTGCTATTGTTTTGAGGGTCAAGAAAATCGCCAAAATTTCAAAGACAGCCTTAAAAGCAATGGTGAATGCCCACGTCATACACGTGGGCATTTTCCTTGTGGGCTGTCAGGTGTTTGGCGATACCTCTTGACCCGATAGGAATGCCCACGTTTTTGTGTGCCTATCTGCGAACAACGGCGACACTATCAGATATGGATAAACCGTTAAAGAGGAGTTCTATAAATTAAAATATTGTAGTACAGTTGTTTATATGGTTCCAAGAGCGTAAATTTGCAGAAAATAAGAATTTTATAATGAACAAGTTATCCCGATACCGTAAGCT